AGCGTGACCGGCACCACTGCGTGAAGTGCGGAGCGTTCGTGCCGCTGGACCAAATGGAACCACATCACGTTGCACAAAACTACGGTGCGCGCCGCTGGGACAACGCTGACAACCTTGTCACGCTGTGCAGTGCGTGTCACAGGGGCGCACGAGGTGAACATCCATAATGCCAGCAGACCGCAAGAACTATCCGAAGAACTGGCCCGCGATCTCGCATGAGGTTCGCGCGCGTTCAGGTGGTCGCTGTGAATGCACTGGTGAGTGCGGACTCCATCGGACACACCCAGGGCCGCGGCGCTGCGTTGAACGAAACGGCGAGCCTGCCAAATTTGCGAAAGGGAAGATCGTGCTCACAGTGGCCCATCTTTGCCATAATCCGAAATGTCCGCGGCGCAAGCACCTCAAGGCAATGTGCCAGCGTTGCCACCTGCGTTACGATGTGAAACTCCACAAGCAACATCGAAGAGAACGCCGAGAGAGAGAAACGGGCCAAGCACGTCTATTTTAAGGAGGAATATGGCAGTTAAAGGCAAGCCCGCAGACAAGCCCACCAAGAAGAGCAAGGAAGCCCCGCCGCGCCTGCCCACGAAGATTAAACGGGAGTGCGGAGATTACGAGCACGCCGACTCGTTTGTTGCCACCGATGGCCGCGAGTACCTTGTCGGAATCGACAAAAAGCGCCGGTACATCGAAGTCTGGGAGCGTGACCGGCACCACTGCGTGAAGTGCGGAGCGTTCGTGCCGCTGGACCAAATGGAACCACATCACGTTGCACAAAACTACGGTGCGCGCCGCTGGGACAACGCTGACAACCTTGTCACGCTGTGTTCCGGGTGCCACCGCGGTGCGAGAGGAGAGCATCCCTGATGGGCTGTGAACACAAAATTATTGGTGGCACTCATGTGATCGTTTGCTCGCGTGGTCGCAAGCGCGCTCCGAAATGTGAATTCTGCGATGCGGTTAGCACCAAGCAATGTGATTATCCACTGGACAAACAGCACACTTGCGATGCTTATATTTGCGACAGGTGTTCAAAGCCATTCGGTCCCAACGTGGACACCTGCCCGCGGCATCCCGTGATGAGGTTTTTCTAGTGAAGCAAGAAGAACTCACGGACCAAGCGATCGACTACATCCTTGACGGGCTTGAGTTGGACCGCCTTTCCGCATGGGAGCAATCGTTCGTGGAGTCAATCACTGATCAATGGACGCGCAATCGCAGGCTTTCAGATAGGCAGAAGGAAATTCTCGGCAACATCTGGGACAAACAACCGTAAAAGGAGGAACTTTGGCAGTTAAAGGCAAAGCAGCAGACAAGCCCACCAAGAAGAGCAAGGAAGCCCCGCCGCGCCTGCCCACGATGGAGGACAGCGCGATCCACGAACTGAACCAAGCCGCCCTCGACTACGACGAAGGCCGCGACGAGCGCATGGAGATGACTAAGCGCGAAGTTGAACTCAAAACCAAACTGATTGCTTTGATGCACCGCCACAACCGCAAGACCTACGTCTACGAGGACATCGAGATTGAGCTGATTCCCGAGGGCGAAAAGGTCAAGGTGCGCGTGCGGAAGGAAAAGGAAGAAGATTGAGTACCGCAACCAAGGGCCGAGCTTTTGAGCACGAGGTCCGCAATCTCTTTGAGGCCGCAGGGTTCTCAGTGGTCCGCGGCGCCGGCAGTAAAGGGGAGATGCTGGAAGAGAAAGTGGACCTCGTGTGTACCAAGGAGACGCGTCAGAATCAGTTCCGCGTGTTCCTAACAATCGTCGGGGTGCAGTGCAAGGTGAAAGCGATATGAGCGACTGGGGCATGAACGACAAAGCAATCGCGGCAGGCCACGAACCCTATGATCCAGAGAGTGAGTGGCAGCCGGTACGGATTGCGCCAGCCGCCCCGGTTTGCTGTGATGGGTTTCCTGGGACCCACCACCATGTCTGGCGGAAAACCCAGGGCATGATCGTGCGCGTCAGGCCGGTAACTGGCCACACGATAGACTGTCCAACAGGGCGAGTATTCTTAATCCATCCTGATGACACGTATCTGTTCGAGCCAGACCTTCCCGACGATGAGCTGCACGTGTGCGAGCATCAAATCCAAGCAGACTGAGAGGATGCCATGAACCGCGACCAGCTTTACGCCTACCTGCACCGAAAGTTCAACCCGTTCCTGAAAGACTGCGACGCCGAGGTGATAGCCGACCTCGATGGCATAATTTGGGAGATAGCGGGCGAACTCGCTGAAAAAGCAGTCAGCCAACCGCAATGATTTACTTCACCACAACAGACGGCAAGGCGATGCTGATCGTTGAGCAGGGCAACCTCGATCGCCTGCGAATCGGTAAGCCGATGTCCACCCCTGACGGCAAGTTTATAATCTGCTACACGCCGGATCTTGTGCGGCTGTGGCCGGAAATAGAGGCGCTCGTCCAGGGTGGTGACGGTTTCGATGTCGAAAAGTTCGATGCGATTCTAAAAGAATCGTTATCTTGGCCTGAGAAGAGGAGATGAAAATGAAATACACGGCAAATCCAGTCGAAGTGGACGCGTTCAAGATCGTGCGTATTTTTGTCCAGGGTGCATGTGCCTCCGCTGAAGGTGGTATCGTGTGCGGTGAGCCCGAATCGGCTCACACTCATGAGGCGGCGCGTGGTGATGTTGGGATGGATCATGCTTATGTATCTGGTACGTGGAATGCCGAAGGATTGGGTTTGGAACTAGAAGGCGGTAAAATCGTGACAGCGAAACCAGAGATGACTTCCCGCATGACACCCGTTATTGGCGACTACTGGGTGATCCAATCTGACGGCTACATTTATCTAAATCCAAAAGAGGTCTTTGAGCGCAAGTACCACCCAAATTCGTAGTTGATTCGGATAGACGTTGGTAATACTATCGTTTCATCATGCCAGAGTTCTTGAAACAGAAACTTGCAGCAGGGGCACGAAAGAAAGGTTTCACTGGGAAGCGGGCGCAGCGTTATGTTTACGGAGCCTTGAACAACATGGGCGCGATGCACGGCTCAGAAGAAACTGCGAAAGGGCGCGCCATGAGTCGCAAGCACGCGCGCGACCTCGCAAAAAAGATCAAGATGTAGAGGAGGGCAACTTGGCAAGATTTCACAGCGGCAACAGGGGCCATGGCTTCAGCGAACTCCTGCGCAGCATGTCCAAGAACAAGAGCATCCAGATCCCTGCCAATAACCTCCAGTCGGGCAAGAAGCCGCAGGCTGGCGGCTCGGCAGGCAACCGCCGTCCGAACGACAAGGCCACACAGAAGCACATGGACGCGAAGACATTCAGCGGCACGCGCATCGGCCGGCGCGGGTCCGGCGCGCACGACGCGCCTAGCCGATCGCCGCAGCTCGATCCAGAGCATCGCATTGCGCGCGGTTCTGCTGGAACGGAAGGACGCACGATTCACCACCCGACGCACATCAAGAAAATGCACAGCGTTCCTGCGCACCACCCGATAGGCGCGATGCGCACGCAGTTCAAGAAGTCCAAGCCTGGGATGTTCAAGGGCGAGACGGGCATGAGCGACTTCGTGGAGCACAAGCGCGGCGTCCCCGGGCATCAGAGTGTAATCAACCGCGGCATGAAGCCCACAGGCGGATTCAAGCATGGTCGCAAGACGAGCGCGCACCGAATCAGCGACATTGCCAAGAAGCTCTCGTTCCATCAGAGCATTGGGTAGACCGAGATCCCACACACAAAAGCGAGCACCATCAGCGAAGGCGATAGCGATGCAACTCTCCGAATCGAACAGAAACACTGGCAGTAAGGGAATGCCTCTAGGGGCCGCAGACTCACTGAGGCAAACGGTTACTCTAATGGCGGCACCTTGTAATCCGCCCCGGTTCCCCCAAGGGAAAGTGTCCAGAGGGTCTGTCAGACGGAGATTCGCTATCGCCTCGCTGCATTTTGTGTGAGCAAAGTTTGGGTGCCGCAAAGCGATAGAAGCCGCATGGTGAGTACTTGCTAGGGTTAGAACTCGGACACATCGCGGTGGTGCAGCGACGATCCACCCGGCACCCAATTCAAAGTGAGGCAGCGTATGGCGAAGAAACCAAAACCCAAGCCCAAACCGAAGAAGCCGCCTGTCCACCCGCAGGCCGAATGATGCTGATCGCCAAGAGCAGCACTAGGAGCAAATGGCTGAATATCATCGTCGGGATAGTGGTGATGGTCATCGGCTGCATCCTCATATTTGCGATGATCAACAGCGACTCGGGATGGTCAACTCTATCGGAATCAGTTTCTGCCGTAGCATCATTTGTGTGCCTTACAGTGGGAGTACGTCTACTGTTCATTGGTTTGATTGATGTTCTACCTTGAGATCAACCGGGACGGCATCGCCGAGAGCGGGTACTACCCGTGGACGCGCTTCGGGATCGTGGAGGAGTAGCGATGTGGGTCCTCCTAACTCAAAAGATAGGGAACTCCGAGACGGCCCAGAACTGGGTCAACACCGACATGGTTGAGCGCGTACACTCGGACCTCGATGGCGGTTCCTACGTCCACTTTCAGAGCGGGTACCAGTTCTGTTTCAAGGAAGACCCCGAGTGGTGGCAGCAGAATGTTGTTGACAAGCAAACCTGAATAGGCGCATAGTCCGAATTGCGAGCGGGGGCCACCCCTAATCAACTCGCAGGAGAACAAAATGGCACGATGTGAAGATTATCCTTGCTGTGGACATGAAGCTGGCGATTGCCCCGATTCGCAAGGCCGCATGAAGTGCGTGGAGTGCGGCAAGCGATTACCGAAAACAGCAACCAGCTCTATTTGTCCGAAGTGTCTGCGGTCGATGGCACGGCGCGATCCTGATGACTTCTTTGGAATGGAACCATCCTAGTCTCCGAACCAACTCTACTCCAGAGTCGCGGAGCGTTGGGACTGATAATCCCTCACAGGGCGCTACGCAAGGTGCCCGCCTCATGCTACAATCCGTCCCGTTATGCCGCGCAAGAGTCCCCCAAAGAGGAAAGAAGCCGATAGGAAAATGCTCAGAAACCTGGGCAAAGGTATGACCATCAAAGACGCTGGCCTCAAAGCAGGCTTTGCAACGAGACAATCCGCCCACAACGCATACAAGCGATTGAAGTTACGCTTTCATCCCGCCTTGGAAGCCGCTGGATTCAACCTTGACAAGGAAGTGACGACGATTTATCGCAAGCTCCGCTCCAAGATGGAATGCAAGGAAACCATCTTCTTTCAAAGCGGTGGCGTGGTCATGGACCAAAGGACGGTAATCCCCCATGCCGAACAGCGAGCTGCAGCAAACGATTGCGCCCGATTCCTCGGTATCATCGGCAACGGACACAACCCAGACGAGCCAGATCCAGTTGGAGCTCGACCTGGCCACATTACCGTCCAAGTGGCACTCCCTGCCGGAACCGATCCAAAGGTCCTTGTGGCAATCGGTGCCGCAAGTGCCCCCAATCCTGAACAGCCTGTACTGGATGTGGAACCACACCAAGACAAGAGACGACCAGGACCCGATCCAACCTTATAAGCCTTTCCCTGACCGCGATTACTTCGTCGTCCTCCACAACGTCTATCGCCAAGAACCTGTGACGTTCGTTGAGAAGTCCCGCACAATGATGGCGTCGTGGTGGGCGGCAGGCGAAACGGTGCATTTCTGCATGACGCACCAGCCCAGCAAGGGAATCTTCTGGTCCCAGGATGAGGATAGGTCTGTAGCCCTACTCGACTACGCAAAAGTGCTCTACGGGCAGCAGGACACGATATTTCGAGAGCTTTGGCCCCTAAAACGACCAATGGACCGCCAGAACACCACCACGCTCGAGTTCGCGGACGGCGGGAAACTGATCGCTTTGCCAGGCAAAGACCCGGACAAAATCAGGTCGGAGCACCCGTCGATTTTGGTTGTGGATGAGGCCTGCTTCATTGACAACGGGGGCGAAGCCTTCGATATCGCCATTTCATCGAAAGTTCCCAAGGTGATTGTGCTATCCTCCGCAGCACCGAGCTGGTTTAGGCGGCTCACGAAGGACGCGCGGCCGATTGGGTTGGAAAGGTATTTATGAAAATCTATGTGGCAAGTTCTTGGCGCAACGACTTTCAGCCCGGAGTAGTTGCTGCGCTCCGCCTTGACGGACATGAAGTATACGACTTCAAGGATTCAGAGGGGTTTCACTGGTCGGAAGTAGATCCAAATTGGAAATTGTGGACCCCTCGTGGCTATATTGAAGGACTTGATCATCCGTGCGCAGAGCGTGGCTTTAATCGGGATATGAAAGCGCTACGCGAGTGCGAGGCCCTTGTGATGGTGATGCCCTGCGGGCCGTCTGCAAGCATGGAAATGGGATGGGCCGTGGGGTCAGGAAAACCAGTGGCGATATTTGTGCCAGGACTTCGTGAACCGGATCTGATGGTGAAAATGGCTGGCCTCGTTACTGACGACTTCCAGAAGATTCGTGATCTATTTGCGTTTAAGGCAGTTGCGGTGCCCTGATGATCCAGTGGCTGTTCTTCCTGTGGATCGTGAAGTGGATGGCCGCCATCTTCGGGGCGTGCGCCGCCGCGGTGGCCATCATGCTCTTCCTGATCGCCGTGGTGGCTGAGATAAGGGATGTGCTGCTGTGAGATTTCTTATTTTCATTTTTTGGAACGGAAAACTGCGGTTTATCAGGAAAGCCCGCACGATCAGAGGTGTGCAGGCGAGCGTGCGGAATGCTATGAGATATACATTCCCGCACAATCGGGTTGAAACACGCGTGCTAAGCGTGGAAGAGATTCTGGAATGGGAGAAGCGTGGGCTCGAAGAACTCGAGGCGCTATGCAAGGCGTAACCATCCGCCAGATCCCGCCTGGGCGCCCAGGCGCAGGCATCCCCGTCGTGCGCCTACACTACTCGGCAGACCCCAGCATGGACGCCGAGCGCCTGCAGCTTCTCAGGTCCAAGTACACATCCGAGGCGCGCTTCCGGCGCGAGATGGAGATCGAGTATGAAGCCCTTGAGGGCGAACTGCTCTACCCCGAGTTTCACCGCGAGAGAAACTTGTGCGAGCCTTTTGATTGCTCTGACCGTGATCGTTGGACTATTTATATGGCTCTCGATCCTCACCCACGAACTGCGCACGCAATGGTATGGGAAGCATTCAACAAGCACGGTGACCGCGCCGTGTGCGGAGAGTTCTGGCCTGAATTTGGAACTACCTATGGTCCTACGGATGGTGTGCGCTGGCACACGCGAGAGTACGCGGAATGGATTCAATTCTTCGAGTCAGACTCAGCAGAGAAACCTGAACCGTTTCGCTGGGCGCGCGGTAAGAGGCTCGTTGTTTCTCGAAGGTATATGGACACCTTCGGGTCGGCTGCAAACTCAGACGAGGGCGAGGACTATTTTGAGACTTACAGACGGCTTGGTGCGGAGCTGACCAAGCTGCACCTAAACGACGCCTCGATGACGCTCAACCTCAACTTCACGCCGGCACTCAAGGGCCACGACAATCTGGCGAAGGCGCAGGACTCGATTGCTCGAGCACTCATGCCGCAGCAGCGGGCAGGCGAGAACGATGGACCGCCAAGGATGCGCGTGTTCAACAACCTCTTGGAGCTGATCGACGAGTTCGAGAACGTGCGGTTTCCCGAGGGCGCGCCCGAGCGTCCGGTGGACGAACGGCCCATCACATACCAGAAGCACTGCCTCGATTGCCTGCACTATATAGAAACTGACAGACCGTACTTTCGCGGGACGCCGCGAAAGTGGTATCCTCCTGACGACCCGAACATTGTTCGGTGAAAGGACTTCATCACCAGCCGCAACCTACCTCCAATCCCCCCGGACTGGCGTAAGACCCCCAAGGGGGTTGCGGTTGATGATGGAGCCCTAATACGCGGCGATTGATTCTAGCTTTCGTGCTGTTCTTCGCGGTGCTCTCGCTGTTCGTGCTCGCGCAAGGCGTCATCATCCTTTCGGCGCGCGAGGTGGCAGAGTTCTTTCGAGACTTTCTCAGTTGGTGAGGAGAATATGACGACGCTCAGTTGGTTTGACAGGTCACTGCTGATTCTGCTTGGCGTGACGGCCATCGGCGCCTACCTGCTTATGTGGCGCATAATCTATCTGCTGGAGGACATGCGCCACGACCAACAGCAGATGATTAACATTGAACTGTCCAAGCGGGTGCTGTTTGAAAGGGTTCTCCATGACGAACAAAAACCTAGTAAGGTTGCTGTTCTCGCTGGCGTCGATAGTGGGAGCCGCGATGACGGTTTTGGCCTTCCGACTCCCGACCCGGCAGAGCCAGCCGCCTCCTAAAGACGAGCGCCAGGTGCTCGTTCCCCGAACGACGGCAACCCTGCCGTGCTCGTTCCTCGGCATGAACTTCAACGAACTGGACATCGCCAAAGTACCCGCGGTGGCTGGCTGCGGCATTCGGCTGTGGGATGATGCGGTCGCTTGGGAGCAAATCAACACCAGCCTGAACGTGTACAACTGGAAGCCGCTCGATGAGTGGATCGCCACCGCGAAGGTGGCGAACCGGGATGTGCTATACGTCTTCGGGCGCACGCCGAAGTGGGCAACCACGGGGGCGCCGTGTGCGTACAACGCTTGGTGTGCAGGAGTGCCGAGCGATGTGGGAACTACTGATCATCAATGGCGCGAGTTCGTCCAGGCTCTCGTCCTGCACGAGAAGGGCAAGATTCAGTTCTACGAACTTTGGAACGAGCCAAACGAGCCGAACTCATGGGCCGGGACGACCGCGCAGCTTGTGACAATGGCGAAAGACGCCTCGGGCCTCATTCGCGCCTTGGACCCGGCCGCCAAGGTTGTCTCGCCCACACCTACGCTCGCAAGCCCGCAGGTATGGATGCAGGGCTACCTTGCGGCCGGCGGAGCGTCCACATTCGACATAATGGCCTTCCACGCCTACGCGCAGGACCCAAACGACGTGCTGATCATGGCCGACGCTCTGACCGCGCTTGCCGGAGGCAAACCGCTCTGGATGACCGAAGGCAGTTGGGGACTCTGGACGCCGCAGACTATGACTGCCCAGGTGATCTACGTCTACACCTACCACAAGAATCTGCGCGCGGCTGGCATTGAACGGGTCTATTGGTACGCGTGGGACAACACGAAATGGGGAACGCTGACGGGGAAGCCTGCTGGACAAGCGTACAACGAGCTGCCACTATCCATCCAATGAGGTGCTACGCATGTCCAAACAGGGCTCGGTACTCGATGCGCGGACGGCGCCAGAGAAAGCGAATCCCGATGTGCGCCGACTGTTATCTCATTGCACTCGAGCATGGCGGGCACTTGGAATCTTGGCGCTTGCCTCGATTGGGCTGGGGCTCTGTGCCTTGGCGGAAGCTCAGACGCTTCACAGCATCACGATCAGTTGGTCCTACACGCAAGGAACGGACCTCGCCGCAGGGTTCAACGTCTATCGCTCGACTACCAACGGCGGCCCGTACACGCAGATCAACCCCACGATCTTGCCCCTCACAACGCTCTCGTTTGCGGATACAGTCAACGTCGGCGGAGTGAAATACTACTACGTCGTGCGCGCGGTCGATGCCGAAGGGAAGCTCAGTCCCGACTCGGTACAGGTATCAGCGGTGTCCGATGCAGCGTCCGCGGCGCCGCTCGCCCCCACGGGGATTACAGCCGTCGCAAAATAAGGTATTTTCCTCTTGCGTTACTAAGGGAATCGGTGTATTTCGTTGAGTGTGAATGGCGTCCAAACGCAGGATCCGCGATCGCCAGTGCCGCCAGAAGGTGATGTACCTTTCCCGTCAAAAGGCAGAAGCAGAAGCGTTTCGATTGCGCCAAGCAACCGGAGAGAAGATTCAGGCGTACAGGTGCTATTGGTGCAAAAAATGGCATGTGGGCCATTGGGCCTAAAGGAGATGATTTATGAGAAATCCACTTCGCAGAGAACCTGATCCAGTAGAGATGGCACCCACCCCACCCCCGGTGCCGAAGCCACCCACGATCGCAGAACAGCTCAAGGCGCAGCTTCAGGACCTCGACATGATCATGGAAGCCAAGCAACGCGACCACAGCCAGGCGATGCAGAAGCTCATGGCGCAGCGCGTTGAGCTGATGGATCACTGCCTGTGGGCGGAAATGAATCCCGGCATCGACCAGAAGATGCAGTTTATCTGGGACCACCTCAAGCCGAAATCGTAGGGGTGTTTCATTTTGCTGTCTGAGTGCTATCGGCCCACGTTCAACTACCGAAGCGGCGCCCTGTCGGCGCGTGAGATCTGGCGTCGCTTCATCAAAGACTTCCGCTTTCTTCCTGATTGCACCTCGGAGCCAGAGGCTTTAGCGGACCTCATCCAGAAAATCATCTACCGCCAGCGCGGGCTTAAGCTCAAGCCGGTGTGCTCGCGCCACGGCGTCACCATGGTCCTTCTCGGCAACCTCGGTTACACCTTCCTCACGCCCACAAAGAAGAACACGATGCAGACCGTTCATCAGATGGGGAACGCGGGAAAGCTCTACGTGGCCCGCGGCCTGTTCCGGTGTCCTACGCCGGGATGTTTTTTCGTAGCCTCCACGGAATCTTCTGTTACTATCGGCGGCACGGAGGCAGACTGATGAGAAAATACCTTGGAAAGATTCTGATTGTTCTAGGGCTTGTGGGGCTGACGATTGTCGGGATTCACGCACAGCGCTCGACCGCGACATACGTGCAGTGGGACCCGGTTGCCGCCCTGTTCCACCTGGGAGCCAATGGCGTCGATTACGTCATCAACCAAGACCTGATTTACAATTGCGGCACCACCGTAGCGTGCGCGAACACAGTCGTTCCGAAGGCGATTGAGGTAATCGGCACCGCTCCCGCAACCGCCGGCGTCGTCACATTGACGGGATTGCCTTACACGTCCACGACAAGCTACGTTTGCACTGCCTCCGATGCGACGACCGCAGCCAACGGCGTGTTCAAAATAGCCAACGCGAGCGCATCGAGCACGGTGCTGACCGCAACCAACAGCAGCACCGATACATACAGCTTCATCTGTATCGGCCAGTGACCTTCTTCCCGCCTTTTCGGAGGTGATTCATCAAGCGAATAGTCTGCCTTGCAGTTCTTTTCCTTGCCGCGTGCCTTCCCGGGCACGCACAGCAAACGACCACGCTTTCCGCTGCCAGCACAAACTGCTCGGTAGCTGCATCCTGCGTTGTCATTCCTTTAACCATCACCGGACCGGCCCGAACCAACATCTACAACGGGTCGGCAATCGTCAACGTAACGGCCAACGCTTCGGCCAACACCCTGCAGTTCGAGGCGTGCAACTCTACCGCCGCGGACTGCTTGACCAACCAGGTCGGCTGGGCGTCTATCACCAGCGTCCAGAACAGCGCGAGCTCCTCGACCCAGGCCAGTTCCACCACCGGAACGGGTTGGTACCAGTTCAATGTCGGAGCCTTCACCTATTTGCGGGTTCGGATGTCCACGCTTGTCGGTGGAATTTCCACGATCATCAACACATCCTCGCCGGCGTCTGCTCGAGCTGGTGGAGGCAGTGGATCTGGCGGTTCAGCCTTCCCGGTAACCGTGACAGGGGGTGTGTCCGGAGGCATCCCCTGTTTCACCAGCACGACGACTGAGGCTGCCAGTTCGCTGCTGACACAGTACGGGCCGATGTACGGCGGTGGAGCAGGAGTCTGCCCGGGAGTTGCGGCGCCTGGAACGACAAACGGCTTGTATCAGCTCGTGGAGAACGTGACCGCGGCAGCCGCGGTAGCCCCGACTCTGGCCCTCGTCGGCCTCGTTCCCGACCAATCAGCGCCAGCCTCAGTTTTATATAGCCACAACAACGGCGTGATCTACAATCCTGCTGCCGCCACTGCATTGCCTACTCCGACCACGCTTGGCAACGCGAATTTCTTCACCAATTATTTCATCCACGGCACCGTTCCGACGATCACTCCTGCGACGTGGACAATCTCCTTGAATGGGGGGACAGCAGGCGCAACGGCGGCTCCTACCGCTTACACGAAATGCTCCCAGGTAGTTGACCAAGTTGCTTCGACGCAATGGGATTTGGATTGTGTGTCGCTATCCGGCTATTTGAATGGCGTGCAACTATCAGGTCTTGCGAGCGGCATTTTGTACATCACGACCGCGACGGGGATTCCTTCAACGGCCACAGCTGCACAAATCTTGACCGCATGCACCGGATGCGCTCCCCTTGCCTCGCCGACATTCACAGGCGTAGTCACGGCTCCGGTGTACGAATTAAATGGAACGACGGCGACCTTTGAGGCTTTCGCTCAAGGTACTACGAGCGCAGCGGTTGCCCCGTGCAACGGGGCGAACACCCGCTGCAAGCAAGCTCCTACGGCAGTCACGGCAATGCTCGAAAATATAGCGGGAACGGTTCCTGTCATTCCGTCTTATGAGCAGACGAATGGATGCCCCGCTTCGGTTTGTACGGATAGTTGGCATGCCGTCCCGGTAGTGCTCACGGTAACGAGCGATTTCACCGACTCGACCAGCACGACTCTTGTTCTCGTGACCGGCCTGAGCACGACCATGCCGGTGAGCCAGGCGGCTGTGGTGAAGTATGATTGTCTCCTTTACTTCGATCAGGCGACTGCGGCAGTAGTGGATGAGATCGGCGTAGGGATTACTGGTACGGCACCGACTTACTCAAACCACCACGCGGTTGTATGGGCTGCCGCGAGCCATGCTTGGTCGGCCACTGGCGTTTTGAGCGATCTGGCTTCGACTACGCCCACTTCCGTTGTCTCGTTCACGCCCTCAGCGATCACCACGATCTGGAGCGCCGAATTGAGCGGCACCATTGAACAGCCCTCGAACGCAACTCCTGGAGTCTTTGGTGTTTACGTCTACACAACCACCGGGTCCGACAATTTCATCGTGAAGCGGGATAGCGCCTGCTCGGTGATCTATCAGTGAAGCGCCTTCTTCCACTCTTGGGGCTACTGTTAGCGATCAGTGCCACCCCAGTTTTGGCTCAATATCCGGCGACTGACAACTTCACACGTGCCAACTCTGGAAACCTTGGTACAAATTGGACAGCACTATCGAATAACTGGTCAATTTCGAGCGATACCGCCATAGCGACGACGAGCAGTGCGTATACCTCGGACTCCTATACGGCTGAGAGTTTCAACAACAATCAAGAGGCTACGATCACGGTAGGCACTGGGAATGTGGACACGTATTTGGGGCCGTGCGTGCGCATGTCCAATAGTGTGTTCTCGGGCTACTGCGTGGTGATAGATGGAACGCCGAATACCTCCAATGTTGTAAAATTTGTCAGCGGAGTTAGGACTAATCTTTGCACCAGCACGGGGAACGATGGGTTTGTAAGCGGTGACACGCTCGAATTGTCTGTTTCCGGGACCACCGTCACCTACACCCATAACAGTTCCTCAGTGCCAGGCTGCACTGCTTTTACGGACAGTACATTTTCTTCTGGCTATCCTGGAATGGTTGGATACAACAACGGGTCAAATCCGACGGTGACGCTTTTTTCAGCGGATTGCTTGCCTACCTGTGCCGCAGCAAGTGGCGGCGGTGGTTTTGGCGGGAAGGCTGGCATTGGTGGTAAGGGTGGTTTTGGCTTCATGCCTTCCATCTGGAAGAGGCGATGCGAACTCTATTTCTAATCATCGGAATAGTACTATCCGCTGGGATTGCTAACGCGCAGGCCCCAGTCATCTCGCCCACGAATCCTCTTTCGACTCCAGGCGGCAGCACGACTGCGTTCTCCTGCACTTCCGGTACCTGTACGGGCGGCACTGGTTGGTCCTGCCCGGGCTGCAAAGGATCGATCAGCGTGGGTGGTGTGTATACTCCTCCCGCCACGCTTGCTGCGAATCAGTCACTCGGGGGCTATCAGCTTCTCCCAAACGATCACATCATTAACACGAATATATCAGGTCTGCCTGAGGCCTCGAACTCGGCGACGATCATGGCAGCCGTAGGATCGTCGCCCGTCAACTTCTATACGGCCTATCCGATCAACTACGCCAACGCTTCCACAGGCACAGATTCCATCGTGTTCTATTACAATCCGGCGAACAATGGGACTTTCAAGATTCCCTTGTGGCCCGCAGCAAACGTGGAAAATGGGTGGTTTGATATGCGGGCAAACGCCGGAAATGACCATCACCTTCTTACTATCGACATAACCAATGGGAATCTCTATGAAATGTACCAGTATTATCCGCTCACCGACAATGCAAGCTGCCTGACTTGCAACTCGCAGGAAGGCGTCCAATACACCTATGCGGACTACGGACTCCCGACAAATGGCGCATCGAATGCCGGGGGGACTTTCATCGCTCCGCTGACATTACATTCCCAGGAATTTGTAAATGCGGTGGCTACGAGTGGAGCAATTATGCACGCCCTCCAGATGACGCTCTCAAACGGATTCATCTGCGACTCGGGGACGGCAAGTGCATGCTGTGTGGGGTCGAATTGCAATGCAGGAGGAAGCCGTCACGTTTGGCCCGCGCAAACTGACACCAATTCTGGCGGAGGCATTGTTCCATACGGGGCATGCTTCCGACTTAAATCCGCCTACGACATTTCCGGTTTCTCAGCGGCTGCGCAAATCATTCTGACGGAGATGAAGAACTATTGCACCTTCCTGACAGATGGAGGAGGAAATTGGACTATCACAACCGACTGGGACAACATGCCGCTGACGGAAGTCACAGCGCTTCTAGCCATCAATTCCGCGAATATCGCAACCTCTAACTGGGGAGCCGTAGACCTATCGAGCCTCGAAGAATCTGCCACATCCGGTGGCGTGAACACTGGCGAGCGCGTCTGCTTCAACAGCAGCACGGGAACAACCTGCACGCACGTCGATTTGCAGGGAACAGCAGTAAACGTGGCGACGAACCAACTCTACGTGATGCCCGGAACTCCGCAGTTCCAGCTTACTGCGTACAGCAATGGCGCTTATACCTGCTCGATGAGTCCGACCGTGGGAAGTTTGACGAGTGGATGTCTCTATACCGCTCCGTCTTCCGAATCTTCTGTGACGACAACGACAGTGACCTTTACGAGCAGCGTGGATTCTTCAGTAACGGCTCAAATGCTGATCTATGTGACACCTTCCGTGATGCGATTTACGCAGGACACGGCAAATTACACCGACTCAGGAAGCAACGTCTGGTATGGCGGATATGGACTGCCTTCTTCTGTATCGCCTGCCGAGAAGGGATGCTGCCAAGAGAACGCATCATTTCCAGCAATCACGGACAAGCAGCTTTGGTGGAACCATTACGCCAGCAGTGGCACCATCAACGATTTCAAGATTGATTACCACGTTCCCAATGGGGTATATAAAGTTACTTACAACCTCGGAACGACAGTAGCAGCTGGCAATGATAAGCTCTACTTCTACGCGCAGGGAGCACTTGTTGCCACGGTTGATCCGAGCGTAGCTGCCGGTGGAGCGAATGAGCCATATACGCTGACTCAGAACGTGACCGTGGCGAATGGCGTACTGTCATTCTACAACGCTGGAATCGGGAACCAGACCAACAACGCTGGAGACATTTCCTCGATTTCGGTGCAGCAGTTATCGCTGGGCGTTCCATCCGCCCCGCCGAAGGCAGGCTTGCTCGTACAGTGAGCGCGATTGTGAGACTATCAGGCGCATATGGCTGAGAAGACCATCGACGAGGAAGTAAAGCCACAGCAGATCGTTTCTGACACGATCGAGCAGCGCAAGGCGAGTCTGCGCTATTACAACGAGAATTACTACTCGGAATTTGCCGAAATCTACCGCAACCTGAACGGTCGCACGAAACCCCTCAAAAAGCTCAACGCGAAGACCGGGGAATGGGAAGACGACCACGACCGCACGAACGTCTGCACGCCAGATCATTTCGTCATGCAACGCCGCGGCGTCGCGCGTTTGACTCGCAACCCGCCCAACCTGCGTGTCCGCGGTGGACCAGACAACTCCCAAGGCCAAGCGCAGCGCGACAAGGTAAGCGCGAAACTCATGTGGAACTGGGACCGCGCCGAGTCTCAGAAGTCGTTCAAGCAGACGGTGAGCATCACCTACGGCCTCGGCTGGGGCATGGGCAAGGTCTATTACGACGAGGTTCCGGTGGTGCGGCGTCTGCGGCGGCTCTCACGGCAACTCCAGCCGGCAGACTTCGACAACCTCGCCAACTCTGGCGACCCGAAGATTGCTGCGCTCGTGACACACTTTGGCGACCGCCTGAAGGACGAAACGCCCTTCGACGACAACGAAATGTCGCAAATCGTGGCGGCAATGGGCGATGAAGCCTCCCTGAACGTAAGCACCTTCCGCTACAAGGGCCCCGTGCTCGATAACGTCTTCATCGGGGATATGTTTGGCGAGCCCGGGTTCAAGTCGGCCAACGAGTCCGCGTACTGGATTGAGAACTCGATGCGGGACAAGGAGTGGCTGCAATACTGGCTCAAGCAGAAGTCGATCAACCCGGTTACGGGTGAAGAAAAGCCCGTCTTCGACGCAGCGGCGTGCGAAAAGACGATGGAGAAGGCAGGCAACCGCACCTACATTGACACCCAGGAAATGACGCTGCGGCGCCATCTGCGCGATGCCATCGACCTAGCTGACCCGATCACCGCCGGCAAGCCCGTGCGGGCTCCGAAGAAGCGCTTCATGGTGGACGAGCGGCACGCGATCGTTGGCGGCCATCTCTGCACCGACTTCGTGGGCGAGGAAAGCGAATACCTCGGGCGGCTCTGGTACCCGTGGGAAACCTACGGGCGGTATCAGTACGTCGAGATGGTGATGATTCCCGACTGGCTGGGCGGGATCGGGATGAGCACGCTGCGGGTAACGCGATTCCTGCAAATGCTGCGGAATCAGCGGCTCAATCAGACGACGGACTTCATCAACAACATTCTGCTACCGCTTTTGAAGGCCCGCAGCGGTTCAGACATCACTGCTTACGACATCGTGCGAACCGGTTGGGGACGTTTGTTGATGCTCGACAACCTGAACGATATGGAGTGGCAGCAAGATCCTCGCCTTCCTGCCGAGGCTTGGCAGGACCAAGCCCAACTCCAGCAGCAGATGCAGCAGGCCGACCCGTCCACAATCGACTTCGCGCCTGGCACGTCGGACGTGGCGCAGGCCGGGAAGTTCGCCACAACCGCGCGCCTTGCCGCGCAGACTGCCGACAGCGTGACCGCCGACACCCTTGACCAAATTGGCCAGTTCATCCGAGAGGTAGTGGAACTCGAGCTGTGGATGGATCAGCAGGCGATGAACGAGAATGTGAAGGTACCCGACACCTATTTTAAGCGCATCAACGCCCAAGTGCCGCAGCAGCAAACTCCGCCGCAGCCGCAGAGCCCCAATCCGCTTAAGCCGGACTTCGAGCAGACTGACGCCATTTCGATCAACAACGCGGGAGCCCAGGCTCGGGTAATCGACGTGACGCCGATGGACATGCAGGAGGACTACGAGATTCTGCCGGAGCAGGGTTCCACGCTTTCAGCGGACGACGAATTTAAGGTGAAGGGCTTGCAGCAGATGTTCGCCATCGGGGAGCGGCACCCGGACATCATCAATTTGCGCGCGGTCTGCACCAAGCTGGCGGAAGCTACCCCGGGCATCAACCCGGAGGACATCATCCTGCCGCCACCACCACCACAGCCACCTGTGCCTCCGGTTAAGATGAATATCTCGGTGTCCGTGAAGTGGGAAGAGTTGCCTCCCGACGTTCAAGCCGCGATTCTTGGAAAAGAGGGCTTGCCCACGGAACTCACCCATGCTAAAGGTATCGGCAAGATGATCGAACACGCGAGCGACGCCGCGGACGCTGCCGCAAACCTCGAAGCGCCAGTCGATCACAGCCAACCGCAAGGAAAGCCGAATGGCTCTGCCAAGTGAACGCTTGAGCGGCGAAGAGTACGTTGCCGTGAAAGACCTCCTCGAAAACTTCATCGCTATGTCCGGCCTGCGGAAGATCGCCAAGGCCGAGGAAACCGCCAAGAACGAAGCGATGCGCGCGGAGGCGCTGGGGCACGGGCGCGCGGGCGAGATTGTGAAGCTCGCGGCCGAGTCCCGCGTGTGGGCTGAGTTCGAGCAGGTGCTAAAAACGCGAGTCGAAAGGATGAGTCCGCAAAGCAGATGAAGATAGCGGTGTTTCACTCCAACGATCCCACAAGCGGATGGAATATGGGAATGGGGATCATCAAGACCCTGCGCAGGATGGGGCACTTTGTCCTCGAAGGCCCGCTTCCCACCGCCCGCGAAGCCTCGAAGCCCATGATCGAGATGGTGAAAGCGGGCGCTCCGAAGGTAGACGCGCTCAAGACCTGTGACGCCATCATCGTGAGCGGCCCCGAGCACATTTCCCCGTGGATCGACCTCGTATACGGCAAGTACGACTGGAAGCACGTCCCGGTTCCGAAAGCGTGCTGGCTGCACGAATCGTGCAACCGCGAGGACTACACCATCGACCTAGACGTCTTGAAGTGGGTGGGCGACGAGTGGTTCTTCCCGGCGATTCAGGACGCGGAGTTTCACGATCAGGAACCGTTCGTGAAAGGGCGCTCGCACTGGATGCCGTTTGGAGTGGATACGGAGATGTTCAAGCCCCATGGTCTTGTTACGATGCGTGGAAACTCCGCAGAGGACGCGCGATTTGAAGTGCAGCAGGCGAAATGCTTCGACATCGCCTTCCTCGGCCTCATGTACCCAAAGCGCCAGCTCTTCCTGCGGTCCTTGAGCAATCACAATCACCCGCCGATCCGCTGCGGGATGTGCTCGGTGTCGGACCTGCACGGCTACCACTTGGAGGACTCGATTCGGCTGCTGGTGTCGAACACCCGGCAGATCAAGGTCTTCTTTAACCTTCCGGCGCTCTCGCAGCTTCTTGTGAGCAAGATTTACGAAACGATGGCGTGCGGGACTTTTCTCTTAACCCCAATGCTCCCCGAGAACCGCGGCGCCGAGCGCAACATGGAACCTTTGAAATCGGGCGTCCATCTCGTCTACTACAGCCCGACGAACATTCCCTATGTCGCGCAGTTGCTTCGTGAGTGGGTAAGTGATGACCGAGATCAGGAGCGAGCACGAATAGCTCAAGCAGGCTGTGAAGAGGTCCACAAAAACCATAGTCTTATGCGAAGACTCGCGGAACTCTTGCTCGCGGTTCGCGTGAATACCGTGGCGAAGCAGCCGGAAAGGGGGTGCGCCCAGGCATGAGTACGAGCGAAAGATTTTCGGATTTACGCGTCCTGCGCTTTTTTGATCGGATAGATTCGGCATTGGCCGGTGAACAGGTCGGTCCCATAAGGGCCAGCATTGACCTGACAAATCTTTGCTCGCACGCATGCCCTTAACTTTGGTGCGAACCGCTTGATTTTCGTCGCGCGACTATTGCTGAAAAATCGCACACACTTCCATACAACGTCGCCTTGGAAGTGCTCCATGACCTGAAGGAAATGGACACGAAGACCATTAACCTAAGTGGCGGAGGCGAGCCTACGCTGCATCCGCAGTTTGGTTTGATCCTGCGGGCAGCGGCAAATATGGGTTTTAGGACGTGGCTTGTCACGCATGGCGGCTTTATCCGTAGGTGGCTCTCTTCTCTTCTTCTCGCGGACCACATCAGGGTTAGCCTTGATGCCTCGAATGAAAAAGAACACATGGAAATGCACGGAACGCGGGAAGGAGAATTTGGAACTGTGTTGGCAGACATCAAGGGATTGTGCCACAGCCGCACGAACGGATCGCCGGAGGTGGGCCTTGCCTACATTTGCGCTGATGCGAACTCTTCGGGGGAAAGTATTCGCCGCGTGCTTGATTTTGCTGCTACCGCTGGCGTGGATTACATTCAATTCCGGCCGCTCTCGGAGGAAACCCCGGTACGTCTTACGCGACACTGGCTCGAAATTCAGCAGGAGATTAAGGAGATTTCGCCTCCGTACAATGTGGTGGTCCACCTGACGGGCAAGCGGTACCGGGACGTGTTCGACCAGCGGGAATTTGACGCCTGCTACTCGGCCTTCACGAACGCGGTAATTTCGGCCGATGGAAGTGTCTGCGCTTGCTGCGATAGGAGGGATTTGGTTTTTGGAAATTGTAACCAACAGTCGTTTAAGTCGATTTGGCTGAGTGCAAAACACCGGGAGATTGCCGAAAAAATAGTCCCCAAACTGTGCCAAAGATGCTTACAATGTTCCTTCAACAGGGGCGTGGAGCGGTTCATCATAAATAACGAGGCACTCCCGGAGTTGATGTGACAAAGAAATGCACCAAATGTAAGCAGGAGTTCCCGCTCTCAGAATTTCACTCCAATGTGTCTATGAAAGACGGGCTGTCGCACTACTGCAAGCCATGCGCTCGCGCAGCTTCTACGAATTGGGTTCGGACTCACAGGCACGAACAATCTGATCGAACGAGGCGATGGCATCAGAAGAACCGTGAGCGAGTTGCCAAGTGGAAGCACGAAAACAGAGCGCATTACAATGCCCTTACGATGGTCCGCTATCGGAAGGTGAAAGACGAAGCCTTTCTGGCCTACGGTGGCTATGTCTGCGCGTGCTGCGGAGAAATAGAAAGACTTTTCCTGACATTGGATCACATCGAAAATGGTGGGAACAAACATCGGAAGGAAATCGGAGCGTCGAAGATTTACTTCTGGCTTAAACGTCATGGATACCCACCTGGTTTCCAGGTTCTCTGCATGCAGTGCAACTGGGGCAAACGAATGAACGGCGGCATCTGCCCCCACAAAACCAGAAAGCTGAACGGTATCCCGTTTCTCTGCGAGCGTGCCGGTTGATCGCCCTCAAGCACAGGAACGCAAAGGAAGGCGTTGCCCACCACGCTCTTGACCCTGTGCGCATCTACACCGAGCATCCCCTCATGGCCGACCGCATCAAGCGCAGCGTGAAGTGCGCCCAGGACGCGCTGGCGTCGCTCGGTCGCAGTGAACGCACGGTGCTGGAACTTGGCTGCGGCACCGGCGACATTTCCGGGCAGCTTGCTTGGGCCTGCAGTGTAGGCGGATTCGATTGCCATCCTCTCGCCATTCAGAAGGCCAACGAGCGGTGGGGGAAATACCTTGCGCTCTACTGCCAAGCGGAGATTGAGGACGTTGAACCCACGCAGGTTGACCTGCTGATCCTGTGCGAGATTCTTGAGCACATGCACGATCCGGTAAGCCTCGTGAAAAAGTGGCTCCCGCACGCGAAGACAGTGCTAATCTCGCATCCGATTGATGGAGACTTGGGCGGAGATATTTCGGGGGGAGATCACCAGTGGTCACTCGATGTGGAAGATTTTTGCAGATGGTTTAGAATAGGCGGGCACGAAATCCAAGCGCCGGAGATTTTTGAAATCGGTCAGTACCGGATCGCTCTAGCGTGGGGGAGAAACCAATGCCTCGAATGCGCTTAACCATGAGCGAGTTGCTGGACCGCTACACCATCGAAACGCGCAAAGCGTTCTACGGCCACGGGAACGAGCAGTTGCTCATGGAAGTGGAGCAGGAGATGTGGATGCAGGTGTCGAACATCTGCGACAGCGACACGAAGACGCGGGCCATGATGGACGTGATTCGGGCGGCGGCCAAACTGGGCATTCACAACGCGGACATCGCCAACTTAGAATGGCAGCTTCGCCAGCGCGACGACTTCACGCTTGAGGAGCACGGGCGCCGCGCGCGCATGATTCGCAAGATCAACGACGGCGGGCGCGTGGCGGTCAAGGCGGAACTCTCGCGGCAACTCGCGCAGAACGTCGAGACGCGGCACTACGGGTACGGCGACGACTTGCAAGCTGCTGATTTAACACTAGATGTGCAGGAGCCAAGTCCAAATTTGGACTCCGCATTGCCCGAAGATTTCCGTTCTCACATCGAGGGGCGGTTCGGAAGATAGATGCCCACCAAGACCCAATTCGGCAAGAACGCGCCAGAGGGACTGACCCGGGAAACGCTTCTCCCCGGCCACGGCGACACCCTCCCGTTGGACCTTGAGACGCACAAGGGCCTCGGTCCCGTGGGTCAGTTCATCACCGACACGTTCAAGCATTTCAACGCCGCCACGCTCCACGAAGCCGCCGAAGCCTACTGCGCCCTGATCGACAAGGGCGGCAAGATGTTCCTGGCTATGGCCGGCGCGATGAGCACGGGCGAACTGGGAATCACGCTTGCGGAGATGATCCGCAAAGGGAAGGTCCATGCAATCTGCTGCACGGGCGCGAACCTCGAAGAAGACGTTTTCAACTTGGTGGCCCATTCCAAGTATCTACGCATTCCGGGCTATCGCGACCTTACGCCAGACGATGAGGAGCTGCTACTCGAGAACGAGTTGCCTCGGGTCACAGACACAGCAATCCCTGAAAAAGCGGCGATGAAGCTGATTGAAGACGTGGTGGCAGAGTATTGGGAGGAAGCCGATGCTGGCGGACTTTCTTATTTCCCTCATGAGTATCTGTATCGTGCTCTGCGTAGCGGGAGCCTTGAAGATCATTACGAGATTGATCCTAAACATTCTTGGATGCTCGCCGCCGCAGAGAAAGAGCTGCCGATTTTTGTCCCTGGGTGGGAGGATTCCACGCTCGGGAACATGTTCGCGTCCATGATCTTGAAAGAGAAAATCCACGGGCCGGAGTGCGTCAAGGGCGGCATCGCCTACATGCTGGAACTCTGCAAATGGTACAAGAAAGAGGCCAAAGGTGCAGGTGTTGGGTTCTTTCAAATTGGTGGGGGAATTGCCGGGGATTTTCCCATTTGCGCTGTTCCCTTGCTTAAGATCGACATGGGAATGGACGATAAGGTCCCCTATTGGTCCTACTTCGTTCAGATCTCGGACAGCACCACAAGCTATGGCTCCTACTCCGGTGCGGTCCCGAACGAGAAAATTACTTGGGCGAAACTCCAGCCCGAAACGCCGCGCTTCGTCATCGAGTCGGACGCGGCTATCGTCGCGCCGCTGATTTTCGCGTATGTGCTTGGCAAATGAGAGAGCTTGTTCTACTATCCCGCCGCGGGGTGGAGCAGCCCGGTTAGCTCGCGAGCTTCATGAGCTCGAGGTCGTCCGTTCAAATCGGACCCCCGCAACCAAAGTTTAGGAGGGGGCATGGCCACAATCGCCGGCAACTTTTACAAGATCACGTACCAGATCGTGACGCCGAACGCACAGGGAACGACGAACCCTCCCACCCTTGTGAGCGCGATCGCTTTCGCGCTGGTCAATGCGGCCACCGCAGCCGCAGCGGTTATAGCCCTGGCCGCGGACATCGGGCTCACCGGCAGCCAGTTTCTTTCGATCCAGAACGTGCAGCAGCAAGACCTGTACGCGAGTACCTGCTATCAGTAGGAGGCTTCATGGGAACAGACATGGGGAACTGGTACAAGGTGTGCTACTACGCGAACGGGCAGCAGCAGTACGCTGTGGTTCGCGCGGCGACACCGAACGCGGCGGTGACCGCGGCGATAGCCGACGTGGCGGGAGTTACGGCCACGAACATCACCGAAGTCCAGTCGATTGACCCGCAGCCGGTCACGATCAACACCTAGAGTTTCGGCCAGTCCGAATTTGGACTGGCCAACGAGCGCGGGGGAAACCCCCGGGAGGTTGAGAAGAGCGAGTCCTGCCGTTCCGGTTTCGTAGGTGCACCCGGGTCGGATTGCCAGAGTGGAGATTCGGAAGCGTAACCCGTCCAAAGAAGCGTGCCACGGCCGCTTACTTCCGATGTTAGTATCGGGGACGCGATGGCAACCGACCTGAATTACCGGAATCCCCGGCGTCCAGGCATGAGGGCAGGGTAAGTCGCAGCCCGAAAGGGTCGGTTAAGTCGCCTAGCCGGGTAACTGCGGGACCTCCCGCCAAAGTTTCGGCCAACGCGCGACGAGCGCGACAGGCCACGAGCAGTTCCCGCGATGAGCGGGCGAGGGAAGTATGCCGTTTCCAACAGCACCAGCAGCGAATCCAATAGAAACCGCATCGGGCGATGAGGCCATCAACTCGTTGCTTGGCGCCGATCTTGGCGTCACCGAGACAGAGGCCCCGGTCACAGAGGATACCTCAGTGGCAGACCGTGGGACCGAAGTCGAGGAAGAGCCGGAATCTGGGGTAGAGGACACCACGGAGGAGCCGACCGAAGAGGGCGAGCCCACCGAGGAATCCAGCGAGGAAGAGCAGGGCGAGGAAGAATCTGGTGAAGAGGAATTTGACGTCTCAGACCTCGAAACCGACTTCGCGGAATCGGCCTACGCCAAGGCAGCCGAGCACTACTCGAAGCAATTCAATAAGCAACTGGATCCCAACGATCCAGGGGACAGGGCGCTTCTGCGGGAACTCATGGAGCGCGGCCGGAAGATTTCCGAGCTGCAATCCAGAGAGGAACCTGAGGAAGAAGAGGAAGAGGGCACCGAAGAGGCACCGGAGGCCAAGGAAGCCCCGGCGCCAAAGACACCAGAGGAAGTAATCACGGCGCAGCTAGAGTCTGCCCGCAACTACTCCAAGACGAACATCAACCCGATTGTCCTGAAAGACGCGATTCTCCCGATGATGGGAGCCATGGCGAATTTCTTCTGGGGCAAGGAAAAGGGTGCCGCGTTCATGGCCAATCGCAGGCCAGAAGACCTGCTTGAGATGGCGCAGGCTATGGATACGGTGATGACGCTCAAGGGCATGGAAATTGCGAGCGGGATTCTGCCGAACGTCGGGAAAGCCGTCGAAACCGCATACCCGTTTTTCTCCAAGAGCCAAGACCTAGCCGAGAAGGAAGCGGCAGTCGAGGAAATCTTGTCGGACAAACTGTACACGGGCTTCGACAAGCTGGTGGACACAGGTGCAATCAACCGAGCATTGGCAAGCCCGGAACTGAAGGATGCGGTCTTCTCGAAAGACCCATACAAGAACCGGGTGGCCAAGCTGAAAATGGCCTTTAAGCTCGCTCGCAATGAGCGGGTTGATCCCAAAATGCTGGCAGAGGCATCACGTCGCGGGCGCGAAGCGGAAAAGACGCGCTCGCTGAAGGTTGCCGCCGGCAGAACGCCACCGGGGAGTTCGAGTCGAGGAGCTGCAGGGGCCCCGCGAGGAAGACTCATTGATCAGATCGTAGCCAACGGCTCAAGCCGTGCGGCACGGCTGTTCAGGGACGTGGGACGCTCCAAGCAGTAGCCCTCTGGGTGTTCGTACTTCATGGCAGCAATCACAGTGGCCCGGTCCATCGACCAGGCGTACACCGAAACGGTCCAGAAACGGCAGTTTATCGGGGAAGATGACGTACTGTTGAATCCGAGCTTGACCCCGATTTTGACGCTCATCACGAAAATTGGGAATCGCAAAAAGCCCACCAACTCCGCCCGCGTCGAGTGGATTGAGGACGACTACCTCGCGGTATTCGGCCAAGTCTCGAACGCGACCACCTCTTACAGCTCGGTTGCCACGGGCATTTCCGTTGTCGATCCGACCATCTTTGCCGTCAACGACTTGATTGCCTTCCCGAACGCAGTCACTTCCTCGACGGTTGAAGAAGTGGCCCAGGTCACGGCCATCAACGGCTCGACGCTGACCCTCACCCGTGGCATCGGCGGCGCCGGCCAAAACACAATCGGCGCGACGGCCGACATTCGCATCCTGTCTCCCGCCTTTCCTGAAGGCGCGGCCTACGGCACGGTGCGCACGACCGCCAAGAGCGTGCTCATTTCCTACACGCAGATCTTCCGCCGTCCGGTGTCGGTCACGAAGTCGGAGGTGGCGCAAGCCCTCTTCGGCCCCTCGAACGACCGCCTCTACCAGCGGCGCAAGATGCTCGAGGAGCACCGCCGAGACATGGAATCGGCGGGACTCTGGTCGCATCCTTCGGAAAACCTGGCGCTGCCGGGAACGATTCGCACCACGATGGGCATCAAAAACCGCATCGTGACGAACGTATACAACGGCAACACCACGCTGACCGAGGGCGCATTCCTCACCTTCACGCAGCAGGCGTTCGGGCAATACTACGAGGGTGCCGAAAAGCTCCTCGTGGCCGCGCCCGTCGTCATTTCCGCTCTCGATTGGTGGGCGGACAACAAGCTGCGCCTCGCCCCCGGCGACGACATCTACGGCGTCAAGGTGAGCCGCTATGTCACGAGCCACGGCGATTTCATGATCACCCGCGACCTGAACCTGCAGAACGCTCCCACGGTCGCGGCCGCGGGCTGGGGCGGTGAAGCATACGCTCTGGACCTCGATTCAATCGAGTTTGCGCCTCTTGTCGGTAACGGCGAGAATCGCGACACGCAGCTCTTGATTGATGTGATCAAGGACGGCGCCGATTTGTACAGGGACGAGTATCTCACTGAGGGGGCATGGATTACGCGCTTTGAGAAGCGCCATGCAAGGCTTTACGGCGTATCGGCTTACGCCTGACGTTGTTCCAGTTGAGCTACCAGACGGGGGCCGGGCCGCAAGGCCCGGTCACTGTTAAAGAGAGGACTTATGGAAACCGCAGTTGAAGCAGTGACCTTTTATCACTGGCTCGGGCTGAAGCCCGATGGGAGTTCCTATCCGTCGTCTGAGATTCTTCATGTCTCTGGCGGCGAGCGCGTCATGGGTTCTAACGGCGCGCCAATCAAGACGCCGATGAAGGAAGCTCGGTTCCACAACGGCATCTTCCAGACCGAGGACCCGGAGACGATCGCGTGCCTGCGCCGGATGTGCGCAAAGAACGGCGCCGGATACACCGAAAGCTACGAGGAGTATCTGAGCCACGTCATGACGCCCGCCGAGAGGCTGAAGCGGCAAGCCAATCAGGGCCTCGTGGCCGCGGCGGAAGCGAAAGAAGTTTTGGCGGAGAACAGTCGCCTGAAGCAGAAGCTAGCCGAACTCGAAAAGAAGCAGCCGCGCCGTGAAGTGCCCGAATAGGCGGTGCAGGCGGCATCCGTCGCGCGCCGTCTGCTGGACAGATAAGCGCGGCAAACCTCATTGGGGATGCGAGGGCTGCATATGGACGTTCATGGAGCGGGGCCGCGAGGCCAGGAACATGCGGGTCCGAACAGGACGGAAGATTTGGCCGGCCTACGAGGTGTACGGGAAGAACAAGACCATCGAGAAGAACCACCTGTGGATGGAAGGCTTACAGAGGCGGGCATCCGCGCGCAGGAAGGAAAACACTTCAGTATCCCCGGAAACGTGGAAGGTGCTCACCGGAAGGGACTGAAGCTCGGCGTGTACCGAGTCTACTTCCACCAAATTACAGAGGTTGACGGCAAAGAGGTGTCGCGCACGAGCCCGGTAATGAAGGTGATCGCGGCCGAGGATCAAGGGCAGCTTGCCGCGGCGTTGCCGGAACCGCCGCCTGGGTCGCGCAATGTGATTGTGCAGATTGACCAACGGTACCGGGATGTACTGTTCGTTCCGAGGGGGTAACCGCCATGAGCAGTTGGGCGAATTCAATATACAACTACGGCAATTCCTACGAGCAGACGCCTTCCAAGCCCGGCGCCAGCAGCTTCCTTGGTGGTGTCGAGCGCCACGCTGTCACCGATGCGGCAAAGGGAGTCGGGAAATTGCTCGGAAGTTTCAAGAAGGGCGGTCGCGTCAAGAAGACCGGGAAGTACAAACTTCACAAGGGCGAGCGGGTTGTGCCGCGGTCTCGCGTCAAAGACTTGGCGAAGAACCTGAAATTCTAGTCCAAATTTGGACTCCACATGGCCGTAATTGACGTAGTTATAGCGACTTACCGAGGCATCGCGGCAGAAGCCTACTCTCCGCTTCTGGCGATGATCCAACACTCGAACTGCTTCTGCCGGGACCACAAGACCGGCGCCCCGCTCCATCCCGGCTGGAAATGCACGAACGGCAAGCATAGCGTTCGCATGACGCCGCCGATCTACAGCAGCTCGGTTGTTCACTGGGCGCGCAATCAAGTCATCTCCCAGGCGTTGTATGGGCAACCCGAGGACGGGCGGCCGCCGGCGGAATATCTCCTGCTTATGGACGATGATATGGTCGTCCAGCCCGATTTCCTCTCCCGCATGGTGTCCTACAAAATCGACATCGTGTGCGGCATCTGCACAGTGCGGCGCGATCCTCCGCGCCCGAACATCCGGTACTGGAACGAGGACCAGGCGCGGTTCTACGATCCGGTTGAGTGGGAGTGGGACTCGCAAAAGCTCATGGAGATTGACGCGGCCGGCGCGGCATTCATGCTGGTGAAGCGCAAGGTGTTCGAGCGCATGGGCCAAGCGTATCTCGATTGCGAGTTCGAGATTGCCGAGGACGTGCGCAAGGGCCTTGACACTCCCGCGATGCGCGACTACTGGGCCAAGAAGTCCGACCATCGCAAGGCCAACTTCGTGCGCGCGTTCAAGGAAAAGGCTTGGGGCCAGTGCGATCAATGGTGGTTCCAGTTCGCACAGAACGTACACGACAAGCAGATTGGCGAACTCGGTGAGGACCTGACTTTCTGCTGGAAGGCCAAGCAGCTTGGATTCAGGATCTTCGCGGACCCGCAGATTCAACCGGGACACCTTGGTCAATATGGGTACGGGGTCCAAGACTACAGGTCGTTTGTCGAACAAGCGAAGGCTGCTGGGTTGTACAAGTCCACGGAAGAGCCGAATAAGGTAGCCTTGGTGCCGAGCGCCTAGCATGCCGATTCCACAGTGGACAGTCTCGCAAATCGTTACGCAGGTCATGGGCAGGACCGAGAACCGCGCCGCAAACAAGAAAAACTTCGACCCGCGCATTGAGTTCTTCCTCGGGCTTGACGAGTTCTGCCAGGAGAAACACTACTGGTGGCGCCGCAAGTCGTTCTCGCTGGCGACGGTGCCAGGCCAGCAGAATTACGATCTATCCGCTTCTGCGAGCACCCTTTCCGCGAACGCGCCCGACTGCGTTGAGATTGAGGAGATGTTCGTCATCAACGCCAACCCGCAATATTGGCCATGGGGAGTTCCACCACATTTCGCAGCGCGCGACCAAGTAGCGGCGCTTTACGGGCAGAACAACATCGTAGGGACGGTGCCACAAACAGGGTATTTCATGGCCCTCGCGGGATTTCAGGAACTTGTCTTTATGAATCCGCCGACGGTGCAGAACACGGTCGCAGCGACATACTATGCCGTGCCGATGGTTACGGACACGACGGTTGACGTGATTCCCTTGGTGCCGCCGAACCTGCATTTCGGCCTTCTGTACATGTTTGAGCGAAGAATCTACGAGTATCTCTACGGCCAGAACGACCCGAGGTGGACGGTGAGCAACACCCGGTACAACGATTTCAAGCTCATCGCCGCGAAGAACAAACAGTTCTCTCAGCAGGAAGCCATCCATTCCCAGATGCAGCAGCGATCCGTCACTGCCACAGGAAGCCGCGGCAGAAACTACGGAAACAACAACACGCCGTACACTTGGTGACTCATGCCGACCACCAAGCGAGAATCCTTTTCATTCGGCGGGGTCGATTCCAGAAGCAATCCGGCCAACTATCCCGTTGACCGCGCGTTGCGCTGCCTGAATTTCGCACCAACAATCAGCGGGCAGCTTCGTCTCCGCCAAGGCTACACCGCTTGGATGACGAACGACACAGTTGGTGGGACGAACAACACCATACACTCCGCAGTCTATTACGAACTTTTTTCGGCATCCTATCTTGGCCCGCAGTACGTGATGTACGGTAAGAACTCCCAGATTCTTTCCTATAACATGAGTTCGCAACTGTCGGAGGCAGTTGGGGTGATGGGTTCCTCAAACCCATGGGGACATTTCCGTGCCGAGAATCGCATTTTCATATCGAGCGGAGCGGCACCTCCAAATACCAACTACACCGCATCGTGGGAAAACGGAGACGGCGTTAGTTGGGATGGCAGCACGCTGCGACCGATTGGGTTGCCAGGCGCGGCGTTTCTTGCTGCCCCAAGTCAAAACTATGCTGGTGCTGCAACTAACGGAACCTTGAGCGCAGCTCCGTCTTGGTCAAACCCTGGAAACGCAACAGGTGCCCCAGACGGAACCTACGCAAGCGTTGTGCTGACAAGTTCGGAATTGTTCAGTAACTTCCTAGAAGTCACCAACTTTGGATTCTCAATTCCGACGAGTGCAAGCATCTTGGGCATCCAAATTTCGGTGATTGGATATTACACAGGGGCGGCTGTGAGTCTTCAGGCCTATCTTACTTGCCTCGGTGCGGTCTTGCCCGGGAATGGAGCAATCCTGCCTCTACCTGCGGGATCAGAGGCAACCGTCGCTGTCGGAGGGCCGAACAACGCGTTGGGCGCCAACTTAACTACAGCCATCGTGAACAGCTCTACCTTTGGAGTGCAGCTTCAAGCACTGCAATCGCTAGGACTTGGAGCGAGTTCTTTTGTGGATAGCGTGCGCATCACGCTCTTTTACAGCGTGCTAAACGGTGCTTCCGTATCTGTCACGTCCTCTTCGATAGGAAGTTTTTCGCCCACGTTGCTCGGCGGCTATCAATTCTATATTGCGATCTACAATCCTGTCACGCAGCACATGGGAAACCGATTGGCAATCGGTGCTCCGGTCCCAGTCAGCGCGACAACATCTGCCATTGTGATTGCTGGCCTTCCGTTGTTGAGTGGTTACGATTACGAATGGGAGTACGCTGTGGGCATGACTCAGGACGGCGCGCAGATTCCGTATTGGTTGACCGACGCACAGGGAAACAACATCATCATCGGGAACACGGCTACTTTTGGGACCATCACTATCGGCAACATTAATTTGACGCAGGAATTGCCGATCAACAACTATCCCCCTCCACCACTGGACAAGTTCGCCCGCGTAGGCACACGTATCTTTGCAGGTCTCGCAGGGAATCCGTACTTGTCTTATTCCAACGATGCAGCGGACATCAGCAATGCGGGCTATGTGGGCATCCCAGAGGAGAGTTGGCCTCCCGACCAAGTTGAGCCAATGCCGGACGGGCAGCTTCCGACCTCCATCCATGCTTACCGCCTAGAGGGATGGTTCTTCAGCCGGGAGAATCTGTGTATCTGGTCGTATTTCCTGTTGCAGCAGGGCGTGAATCCGTGGCGCGGCCCGTACCCGGGAGGTTGTCCGTCGCAGCGGGGATTTATCGAAACTCCGCACGGACCATTCTGGATCTCCACGCAAAAGGAGCTTTGCACCTTCCAAGAGGACGGCGTTGTGCCGGTCAGCGATGAGTACGAATTGGCGTTGCTCGGAACGCTTGCGGATGCGACTATCAACACCGTGGAACTGGGATATTTGCTGGATCAAACACAACTGATTGACCAGATTGTGATTAAAGGGCTCGACGCGCAGGGAAACCCTGTCATCGTGATCCACGATTTCTTGCTCAAGGAAGAGCGCAGTCCGCATGGGCAGGGCTATAACGCCATCTATCAGGGACTTCTGCCCCGGACTTTCGTGGGTGCGGGGTTCACTCCCCGGCAGAACGTGTACGACACGGGGGGAAGGATGCGGCTGTGGTGTGGTGGTGCTGGCGCGCCGCCGGGATCGAGCGGCGGCGGTTTCTTTGCGCAGCTTGAGGACGGCCTTTCAGACAATGGTGCCGCTTTCATGGGCGACTACATCGGCCTCATCGCTTTAGGGCCGAATCGGCCTTCCGCGGTGGAACTGGAATACCAAGGCGACCCGAACATCGAATGGTCGTACTTGCCGGATTACAGCTTGACGCTGAACGAGTTCATCCCGGTTACGCAGGATGTGATTCCTGACGGATTCGCGCAGACGCCAACGCGCTTCGGAGTGAAGTTCGCCAACGAGGAATGCCGCTGGCTATACATTCGAGCGCAGCTCACGTCGCACCCGGCAGATGGCAGCTTCGCGCTCACGAACCCGCCGTTCCTGCCGATGCCGTGGTACGGCTGTATAAATTTGAGCGATTTCAAGACTGGACGCGAGCGGCCGGAGGCTAGGTAATGTATTACGTGCTCGGCCAAAACACGGCGAAGAACAACATGCTGATGCAGCGATTTTTCCGCGAGAACATCGGCACGTCACAGGAAATGCTTGCCAGTCGCCGCCGCCCGTCTCCGGTTCGTAATCTCTTGGCGACCTCGCTGGTTAGAGCGGTCCTGCTTTCTTGGGTTGGACCTCAGAACCTCGCGGGCATCACTGGCTACAACGTGTACCAGGGGAATGAGAATGGGCCTGTCATAAACGTCTCGGCGCCGCAGTTCCCCAGTTCTACGCCGTCCGGCTCAAACCGCTCCCCTTCGGGATCGCCAGTCGTGAGTGTGACGATTCCGGGCCTTGTAACAGGGACTAAAACTGCTTTCTTTGTCTCGGCTTATAGCGCGCTCATGGAAAGCATTAAGACGCAGATCATCGCGGCGGCTTCATGAGGAAACTGCTTCTTATCTTCGGGCTTCTGCTGTGCGCGACGACAACGCACGCGCAACTCGTGACCGTAAGCGGCAACCTGGGTGCGCTGACCGGCGCGCCTGTGACTCAGCAGAACGCCTACGTCCTGTTCACTTTGCAGAATTTTGGCAGCAACATACCGCGGGTGATTGGGACGAACGCGATCGTGAGTCAGATCAGCCCGCCATTCACGCCGAACGGCAGTGGCGCGATCAGCGGAAGTATTCAGTCCAATGATTCGATCACACCGGCGAACACGTTCTATCGGGTGTGCGTGTACTACCAGGGCTCGCAGTTCCAGTGCAACAACTACACCATTAACTATTCTGCTGGCACGACTTGGAACCTCAACACGGCTACGCCGACGAACCTCGTCCCGGCGCCTCCGGTTGATTTTCAGAATGCAAACACGGTCTATGCTGGGCCGCCGTCCGGTGCTGCTACAAGCCCATCATTCCGTCCTCTCATCGGTGCAGACCTTCCGGCACCCGCGACCACGACCAAGGGCGGCGTGGAAGCCATTACCTGTCCGAGCATGTACCACATTTTTGCGATCAATGTGGATGGCTCGATCACCTGCACGGCCGACACTGGCGGTGGTGGCGGGGGGACGAACCCGAGCACGATTGGAATCACCTCTTGGAATGGCACCACTTGGAACACTTCGTACACGGCCACAACTCTGACGGCCTTCCTGAATCTGTTCAGCCCAACATTGCAGGGGCTCACTCCGGCTTCTGGTGGGGGAACGACAAATTTTCTTCGGGCAGACGGTACTTGGAACCCGCTACCGAGTTCCTTGGGAACAGACAACGCTTGGACGAACAATAACCGCTTCGGAGGGCCGATTCCCTGGCGCGATGTAACCGCCGGGATGCCGTCCGGTGGATGCAATGAAGCTGGTGTAAGCGGCAGCCGTGAAGTAGGCACAATCTCTGGGGGATCACTTTCGACCCTCAGCCTCACCTACAACAACCACATGCTCACTAACGGCTGTGGCGTGTTTATCGCCAACGCCGGGCCAGCCTCGACACTTTCAACGCCTGCCAAGGGCGCAGCACCTAACCCAAACGTCATCGGGCTGGCGGGCAGTACGACGCTCTATTACAAAGTCGCGGCGATTGACTGCAATTTCGGGACCTCCGCGGCCAGCGCAGCGATCAGTTTGGCTACGGCGCCAGCGACACGCACCAGTACGAACTACGTTGGATTTTACTGGATATCGGTTTCTAACGCCTGCGGTTACCTCACCTACATCAGCACCGACAACATAACCTACGTCCCGCTTGGCTATTCGTTCGCTTGCAACGGTTGGAGTGCGGGAAACATCTGCGGCGCGATTGACAAGGGGACGGAGACGAACACCTGGACGGGCTTCAACGGCTTCTGGCCGACCACGCCGCCTGCCTCCGTAACGAATGACGCTCTCGTGACGACTTTCACGGCCGGCGGGGCAAGCAACACGCTTACATTGGCGACGCCAGCGACGAATGCCGTATCTGGCGTGTTCGTCATGGCTGACATCGCTCCGTTTATAAAATCTGCTATCGCCGCGGCATCGACAGATGGAGGCTCGTCAACCGTGACGAAAGGAATCGTCCTGATTCCGAACGGATTCTATTTCGCCAGCACTTTTCCGTTTCCTGCTACAGGCACCGAAGGCGTAAAGATCAACTTGGCAGGCGCGGTTCAACTGTTCGGGCTTCCGATAGAGGGTGCGCTCTCTGGCGGCGCGACGAGCACTGGGTTTTACGCACTGGAGGGCCTTGGCGGGATTTATTCTCCGAACGATTTGACCATTCCTGGCAACACGCTTTCTGCTTGGCCCACCCTGGGCGCGCTCGCGGTCGCCAGCGGTGGCGGAATTTACGCGAAAGGAATCACGTTCTCGACTTCGCAGGCTGGAATCATCGACGTTGGCGGTTTTTATACATTCGAGAATGATTCGTTCAATAACAACGGAAGCGGCCCGGAACTTCAGATCGACAATAACTCATTTTTCAGCGTTGCGCACAACGTGAATTTTAACGCAAACAACGCGAACAACAACGTGCCGGCCGTTTGGTTTCTGGGTTTGACGAACTCCGGGCACACGAGCGTTTTCGTCTTCGATACAATTGAGTGGATCAGTCACACGGTTCGTGTTGACATCGCGTTCCCGGGTGGTGGCGGCCCGTTCGGAGATTTCGTTTTCACCGGGCAAGAGGACATCGAGGACAACTACGACCCTTGCTTCATCTGCCTCGCTACGAATAATTCCATCGGGAACGTCAACATCAACGACGTGGACACCGGCGACGCGATGAACCCGCAACTGGCGCTCGTTTACAACTACAACACCACGCCGTTACCTGGGAATGGCGTGTGGATACACGGGCAAACGACTGGATGGAATGCGCTTGTCGGAAGCGCGGTTTCTCCAACCCTCAGCGTAGATTGCCGCGGCTGGACGTATGAGAACCCGAGTCAAGGCGGCACGGGAATCAACAGTCGCGGCTATGTGCAGAGCATTTTCGGGAAATATTCTGGATGCGATCTTGGGCTAACGACAAGCGGCAGTGAATCGCAATCGACGAGCTATATTGCCCTGGGCGGCAACGACTCGAACGGACCTGGCGGCGAGTACATGGCCGCGCACGCATTCCGACGACCCATTACGACGCTGACCTCTGGAAGCGGTTCTCTTTCTGCGGCAACCTACTATGTTGAGGTCGCCGTGAAGGACGTGGCGGGTCGCTTCTCCGCTCCGTCCCCGGAACAATCAATAGTTCTCGGGCCGTCGGCTTCCATTTCCGTTTCAGCGGTGACTGGTACCTACTTCCCGGCAGGCTGCCGCGTTTATTTCGGAACCTCATCGGGTGGCGAAGCCGACTACTTCGATTCCACGACAGTCACAAACGGCACCTGCACGTACAGCTTGACGACCACCTCCGGGCAAACGGCTGGCACGCCTGCGCTCGTTGGCAACGCGATGCGTTCGTGGTTGAGTTTGGAGAATAATGCAGCCTCGTGCCTCGGCTGCGGTACATCGAACGGTGGAACGGGATGGTACGGCTTCAATCTCAGTCCATCAGAGTATACGACGGCAAATGCCGCCGGGGGGCCCGGGGTATTCGTCCACAACATTACTGTCTTGGGGACGTGCGTCGGATGCAGTCCAGCCGGATCATCTCCACCGACGATAGCCTCGGGGTTTGGCTCGGGTGCCTCGATCGTGAACTCGAACGGTACCGCGGCCTTCACGATCAACGTAGGAACGAGCAACACCGGGACCGGAGTGCTTACGATGCCCTCGGCGCCTCACGGGTGGGCTTGCATGGTGACTGACGGAACGACCACAAGCGGGAACGTATTCATCACTAGGTCGGTTCCGACTTCCTCAACTTCGGTCACCCTGCAGAACTACACCAACCTTGTCGCTACGCATGCATGGGTTGACAGCGACGTTTTGGAGGTCACTTGCGGATCGTATTGATCGCATGCTTGCTTTTGACATTTGCCAGCACGGCGCACGCGCAATCCGCCACGACTGGCTCAGGTGCGCCCACCGGATCGTGCGCGAGCGGAAGTACCTACAGCGAGAGTTCCAACGGACATCCCTGGACGTGTATCGGTGGGGTATGGGTCGATATATTCAGCATCTTGCAGCCAGCGTCTACGACGGTGGCAGGATTGCCAGCAGCTTCTTCCAATACTGGACTTGTCCGAACCGTGAGCGATTCAACGGCCGTGACGACCGAAGGGCAGACTTGCGTGGGTGGAGGATCGAACCAAGCCACCGCCATCTCCAACGGTTCGATCTGGTACTGCTTCGGCTCGCAAGTGCCGGGCGGAAGCTCGGGCGCGACTTACTACATGTCCGCGACGGGCAGCGACTCGAACAGCGGCACTTCAAGCGGATCGCCGTGGCTCAGTCCGAACCACGCGCTCAACTGCGGGGATGTGATCATTGCGGCTACGAGCACGTCCTACTCGGCTGCGAACTTCGCCTCTGGAAAGTGGGGGGCGGTGACCTGTCCTGCCGGGAACAACGTAGCCTGGGTGATCTGCGCAACCTTTGACGCCTGCAAGATCAGCACTAACTCTGCCAGCGGCGGCATGAGGATCAGCGCAAACTACTGGGGGGTGCAGGGCTGGGAAGCCACCACCACCAGCGGAGGCGGAGCCTGCTTCAACGCTGTTCCTCCTACGAGCGGGGCGGCGATCCATCACATCATCTTTGCGAATGACATTGCGAACGGCTGCCAGCAGGGCGGCATCGTGACCTTCAATAACAGTCACGTTGGAGTGGACTATTTTGCGATCATCGGCAGCATCGCCTACAACGCCGCGCAAAATGGGACGGCTTGCTACAGCGGATTCAGCGTATATAGCCCGTCTGCGTCAGACACGAATTCAGGCACCCACATTTACGTGGCCGGGAGTTTCGGATGGGCGAACACGGATGCAAATCCCTGCGCTGGTGGCGCCCCCACGGACGGCGAAGGTTTAATCTTCGACGATTTCGACAACAGTCAGACCGGCGGGACGGCATACATTTATCAGGCGGTCGCCTACAACGATCTCTTCGTTGGGAATGGTGGCCGAGGATTCCAGGCTTACCAGAACAAGACAGGGGCCAGCTCTGCTCCCATCTACGGGGAGTTCATCACCGCTTACGGAAACAATCTCGATACCAACCAAAGCGCCACTTGGTGCGGCGATCTCACGATAGCGGCGGCGTACACGACCACGCTTCTGAACGATTTGGGAATGACGAACTCCGCGACCGGCTGCGGGTCCAATCCGAAGTACGCTTTCTATGTTGGCGGTGGCAACGGCACGGACACGGTTAACAATAGCTGGGGGTACTCGGCGGCCGGCAACAACGATGGGATCAACACCAGCACGGGCTTTTCCTACGGGGCGGGGAACACTTTCGGAACGAACCCGTCTTTCGCGAGCACGTCTATCCCGGGAGCGCCAAGCTGCGGCAGTGCTTCAAGTGTCCCGAACTGCATGGCCACGGTCATTTCAAACTTCACGCCGAGTGCCAGCGGCGCGAATGCTAACGGGTACCAGATCCCATCGAGCGGCAGTGTCGTTGACCCACTTTTCCCGAAATGGCTGTGCAACGTGGCGCTCCCGCCTGGACTCGTGACACTCGGGTGCTCATGAGGAGAAGTTTTGATAGGCAAATTCCCCATGCAACTCTTTAGCCGCCCGATCATAAGCGCGGGCAGCGTCCTCTTTGGTTACGAAATTTCCAAGATATTTGGTCTCTCCATTGATTGCGATTCTTGCTACCCATCCCTCATGATTAAAACAGACACCCTTGTAGCCGCTCGTGTTGTTGCCCTGAGGTCCGCGATTGCAATCGTTTTGGCTGAAATTGGCTTTGCGAAGATTCTTTCTTCGATTGTCCAAAGTATTCCGGTTTATATGGTCACCCGGCTCCCCTGGCATCAAACCAAGAATGACGCGATGCATACTTGCACCACGGCGCTTTCCGTAGAAACTTTTAGTGCAGGAATTCCATACTGCCGTCCAGTTCCACTGGTTAAGCCAATCGTAGTCTGCGGCATCAACGATCGCATTCTGACCTTTGGTGAGAGGAATGAGTCTATAATCTGCATCGAGCGGCTGAACAACAGAATGTCGCCTGACACGACGTTTTGGCATGACCTTACCTCCAGTAAGGTGTTGCGTTCAGCCGCCATTTTAGCATAGGAGCCCTTTGTGTGCCTCAAGGTTACACCGATAGATTTCTATCAAGACGGGAAACCGCGTGACCCAGCGCTGTTCGGAGCCGTCCAGGAATTCGCCAAAGACCAGTTCGGTTCAGAATTGGTTTTTCCTTGCTACGCGAAGGTCTGGGCTACTACTATCCGGGACGACGACAAAGTCTTGCGCGTCATTGGCCTTGTTGGCACGCGAGCGGCGGTGGATATTTGCCTTTTCCACGTGATACCGCCGACTGCCGACAAGGAGGGACTGAGAATAGCTGAGCGGGGGCGTGATCTGATGTATGTCCGCATTCATGATTACTTGGAGGATTTGGGTCACACGGGAAACACTGTGCTTTGCTTCGTGGCTGAGACGGCGGAGCGATATTGGCGTCGCTTCCTGCTGAAGATTGGCGCAAGGCCTGCACACAGGTACGAGATCGAAGTACGCTAGGAGTTTCATGCGATGCAACACGCGTGTAGTTATAGAGATTGAGACTGGACGGGTCATCTCTCGTGACTCCTACGAGTATCATGGCCCACTTGTTCGAGCCTGCGGAGGACCGACAGCTCAACAGAATGCGGCGGCATCATCCACCGCCGCCCTTGATACATCTCTTTCCAACCAGTTCAACACTGGCACGGCGATAACGAACCCATTTTTCTCCAGCCTGGTTTCCAATCCCCAGCAGAATCCGCAACTTGCGCAGCAGTACGGTCAGCAGAAAGCGCAATTGGCAGCAAACAACGCTGGTTACGGTAGCGCGCTTCCCTCGGGCTTTGCGGCGGCGGAGAACACTCAACTCGGGGAAAGCTACGATCAGGCGCAAGCACAGTCCATGTTTGGCCGCCAACTTGCCGGAGCGCAGGGCCTCAATCCCCTTGGCGCTGCGACCGCAGCGCAGAGTGGCAACAATTCGATCATGCAGGCCCCGTTGAGCAATAATTTCTGGTCTAATCTTGTCGGTGGATTAATTGGGGCAGTGTAAATGTTTGCACTCATCAAAGCTACCGAAATTCTCATACGCAGGCAGGCGAAGTATGCTTATCGCCGTCAATGGGCAAAAGACAATCCCGAAAAAGCAAAGAAGTGGCGGCGAGAGAATCCCGACAAAAATCGCGCGTCCTCGATGGCCAGCTATTACAGGAACCGTCCCGCAAGACTCACAAACGCACACCGATGGTATCGACAGAACTCAGACAAAGTGAAGGCTATCGGACTTGCTTGGCAAAGAAAGAACAGGGGGCGCTACCGTGCCTACCAAGCAAAATGGCGCGCGGCTCACAGGGAGGAACTGAAAGAGTATTTCAGTTATGCCGCAAGGCTGAAGAGGGAACCGAATTACAAGCACAACTTGCGACAGGCAGAATATCGGCGAAGGGCTCTGGAAAAGTCCTCCGTGGGCTCGTTTACGGCGAAAGAGTGGATCGCGGTCTGTGACAGGCAAAAACATCGTTGCGCGATGTGTAACAAACGCAAGAGACTAACGGTAGATCACGTCATTCCCTTGTCTAAGGGCGGTTCAAATTTCATCACGAATATTCAAGGGCTTTGCCACAGTTGCAACTCCAAGAAGGGCGCAAAACTTTGTGCTCGCTGAAACAACCTGTGACCTCGACCGATCCGAACGCCACCTACACGGGCGCTGGCGCACCGCCATCGGAAAGCCCGATCACGGGCGTCGATAGTTCGCTCGACAAACCGCCCGCTGCGCCGACCTCAACGACGATGATGCCAACGAAATTTGGAAAGCTCCTGAAAGTCGTGCTTCCACTTGTGCAAGGCGCTGGCGTTGGCGGCTTTGGGGGGAATTGGAAAATACCCGGTTCTGGCTTCGCTGCCGAGCAGGGCATGAGATACAGGCAGCAACAGCAGCAGATGATGCAACAGGAAATGCAACTGCGCCAGCAAATGCTCGCGCGCCAGATGTACGACGATCAGTACCGGAATGCCCTCGAAGCGGCGCGGTCCAAGCAGGCCGAGGCCACGGCGGAACGGCAGACGCAATTAGCCGAAGAGGGAGTGAGGCAGCAAGGCAAGGTGAAGCCTGTCATTGAGGACACCGACGCGGGCATCATGTCGATTGATCCTGAGTCAGCCCAAGCGCGACCCGTAACGAACATGGAACCGGAGAAAACCGGGAGTCTGCCGCTGCCGAATGAACCGGAGGTTGCGCCGCTGCACAAGGCAACGAAGCCATCCGCACCCGAACGGCCACTGGTTCTTGGCCAAGGACAGGAAGCGATCGAGCCGGGCACGGGGAAAGTTATTGCCAAGGGAGAACCGAAGACGTTCGCTCCGAAGTCGCCGCGGTCCACGCAAGCGAAGCCCGACGCTGGCAAGATCGAAACCTACGCGGGCGCACTCGTTAAGCAATTCGGCGGAGACGCGCAGAAGGCTCTCGATGCGGTTGAAGGGCTGAAGAGCCTCGACCCCGCCGCGAAGTCCGCGCTGCGGCAGCGAATTCGCGAGATGCAGCGACCGGCGAGCACGCGCAAACTACCCGGGCTTTCAACGGATCAGATGAAGAGACTGGCACAGCAGCCGGCGGGTTAGCATGGCAAACGGCAATGGCGATCCGGTTCTCGACGAAATTGGTAAGTTGGGTGGCGGCGGTGTTGCCGTTGCTGAACCCGAAGATCCGGTTCTGTCTGAAATTTCCAAGCTAGGCAAACCACCAGCAGCGCCCAAAGAAGACCTTACCGAAGCCGCCCGCGTCCTCAAGACCCCACTTCCTTCCCTTTCCGACCAAGCGAGTCGGCTGGGCGAATTGCCGCTGGAGTTGCCTCCCTCATCGTTGCAACCCCATGCTGTGCGCGGCCAGTTCGGGCAGCCGATTCCCCCGTTGCCGGTGGAGGAGAAGTTGGAATCCGAGCGGTACAAGGAAACGACGGACAAGGGAATCGGGGAACCGGAGAAGGAGCAGGAGCAATCCCGCGAGGATGCCATGGGCGCGCTTGGCCGCATCGGCAAAGCCTCCGAGGAAAGCGTGCTCGAAGGGGCCAAGCAAGTCGCGCAGATGCGGAACAAGCCCACGCCGGACACGATCATGGACGCTATGAAGACGGCGGCGCCGATGGTCCAGACCCCGCACCTCGCGTTGGATGCTGCCATCCCCTCAGACGCTACCGGAGTGCAGGCGAACCTCGAACGCGGCTTGCTCAAGGGTGTTGGGGAACTGACAACGCCCGAGAATCTGGCCCTTGCGGGGGGCATGGAAGCCCTGCCTGCGACGTTCGCGACCTCGGCCGCGGGCAAGGTAATCCTCGGCACGGGCTTCACCGTTCCCATGGCGGTGCAACTCGCGCAGACCTACCCAGAGGTGCGCGAAGCCATCGCGCACGAGAATTGGGACCAAGTGGCCCTTCTTGCTGGGCAGGCGATTCCCACAGCGGTCTTTACCGCAGAGGGCGTCCGTAACATCTACGAGGGCATCACCCAGGGCGTGAACATCACGAAGCAGTTCATGCGGGCCCGTGATGAGTTTTCTCGTCGGCAGGCCGAAGCGACCACCAAGCTGCCCGAGACGACCGAGAAACCGCCCGCGGAAGCGTCCGCAGCCTCGCCAGAGCCAGAACCCGAGCCGGAAGCACCTGCGGCACCAGAAAAGGAAGAAGCCCCGCCAGAGAAGCCCCGGAAGTCCAAGGCGCGCAAGGTAGCGCCTCCCGAGGCCCCGCCAGAGGAAAAGACAGCGGTGGCGCTCGAGAACGCGGCGCAGGAGATACGGGAGTCCACGGCCCCCGCCGAACCCGTAACTCCTGTAGAAGAACCAGGATTACCGATGGAACCCGAGCGCGAAGTCATGCGCCAGCCGCCGTCCACGAGCCGGGGAACGCCAACCGGGGAAGAGGCTGCGCTCCCTGCCGAACTGAAGGCAGACCTCGAAGAGCAGGCCGGGCGCCCGCTCACCGACGAGGAAGCGGTTGCCATGGACCGCTCGAACCTTGAGCGCGGGATGGCAGAGCACGGTCCCGGGGACACGCTGACCATCCGAGAAGAGAAGCGGGCGGAATTGGAACAACCCGGGCGGCCCGGGGAACTGCCAACTGAGCCGGAGTCCAAATTTGGACTTGGTGAGGAAATAAGTCCTGAGCAGGAACCGCAACCACAAGAGGATGAGACACTTGCGGAGATAAAAAGTGTGGGCGAAAAAACAGAGCAGCTTAAAACTGGTGAGGAAAGTCCTTTCGTATCAAGAGGATTCAGAACCTCGGAAACTAGCCCATCTATTGACCGCTGGAACAAAATGCCTGCATCGGAACGTCAAGCTCGTCTTATCGGCTTGGGATTCTCATCGAGCATTGCAGGAAAGCCATGGGATGAACTTCAACAGAAAGTACAGAAAAAACTTTCTGATTCATTTCAGCGCGAGAGTGGTACACTCCCGACAGAAGAAGAGGTACCTGCCGATGAGCAGCCAACCGAACCCGGTGAGCGAATTGAACAGCAGTCCGTGGGTGGCGCAAGCGAAAGCCCATTGGAAGAAATTCCTCCCGAAGATGCACGCGGAACTGGAGAAGAACGGGGAACTGCACCAGAGAGCGGTGGAAGCGGCGGAGCAGACGCAGAACGACTTGCTGGACGCGATCAACAATCACGGAGCGGACCACCAGAGCGCGTGGGAGGCGGTGAGGGAGAGGTATCTGTTCCTGCCGCCAGAACCAGGCAGCCCGCACAGCACATCACCGGAAGCCGAGCCGGACACGACTACCGCATCACGGAACGCGACCACCTCGGATCAGGCGGAGAGCGCACCAAGTACCGCGCAAACATCTCTGCCATCCGAACCCTCAAGCAGTTAGAGTCTGAAGGCCGTCTCGCAACTCCCGAAGAGCAGCAAACCCTCGTAAAATACACAGGCTGGGGCGGCATCGCTTCCAACCAGCTTTTCAATTCCGACACCAAGGGCGGCAAGAATTGGAGTGACGAATATGAAGAACTCCGAGGACTCCTGTCCGACGACGAATACAAGCGTGCTCGTGCCTCAACGGTAAACGCTCACTACACCAGCGCGCCGGTGGTTGGCGCGATCTGGGATGCACTACGGCACCTCGGCTTCCGCGAGGGCGCGATGCTGGAGCCTTCGGCTGGAATCGGACATTTTCTCGGGCTTGAACCGGGAGATCTCGCAGATGCGACTCGCCGTAGTGCGGTTGAACTTGACCCCGTAAGCGGTCGGATTCTGAAGCAGCTCTATCAGTCCGCCGATGTGCGCATCCAGAGCTTCGGAGATTTCCGCGTTCCAAACGACACCTACGACATCGCGGTGGGTAACGTTCCGTTCGGGAAAATCATCGTCAACGATCCGGGCTACAACAAGCACAAGCTGTCCATCCACAACTATTTCATCCTGAAGACGCTGGACAAACTGCGCCCGGGCGGCGTGGCTGCGCTCATCACTTCCGCGCACACGCTCGATTCCCAGGAGAAGAAGCAGCGGGAACTGTTTGCCAACCGCGCGGACCTTATCGGCGCGATTCGACTCCCCAACAATGCGTTCAAGGGAAACGCGGGAACGGAAGTTACGACCGACATCCTGTTTTTCAGGAAGCGTGAACCCGGCGAGAAGTACGCAGGGGAACCGTTCCAAGATCGGCAGGAGATTACGAGCGGCGAAGGGCATCAAATCCCAATCAACGAATATTTTGCCAAGCACCCCGAGATGATGCTCGGGAACATGGAATTGGCCGGCACCATGCGGCGCGCGGGAGAGCCTGCATTGATTGCGCGTCCCGACGAGGATCTGAAAGAGGCCCTTACGCGAGCCGTAGCAAAGTTGCCAGAGGGCGCGTTCGTTCCACGTCAAGCGCCCGACGGATTGACCACGGAAGCGAGTGCGGACGCCATCCCCGATTACAAGGAAGTTAAGCCCTATGGTCTGACCGTCAAGAATGGCAAGGTTTATCGGCGTATCGGGGATGCGATCCAGCACGAACCAGACTTTCCGAAGAAGCAGATTCAGACGCTCAAGGAAATGCTCGGCGTGCGCGACGTGGCGCGCGAACTCCTGCAAGCCGAAGCGAAGGACCGCTCGACCAAGGAACTCGCGGACTTGCGCCGACGGCTGAACAACTCCTACGACAAGTTCCGCCAGAAGAACGGCATCATCCATTCGCCCAAAAATGAACGGGCGATGCACGCGGACCCGGACCTGCCGCTCCTGCTTTCGCTCGAGGACTACGACAAGGACACTAAGACCGCGAACAAGGCTGCCATCTTCCGCCAGCGCGTCGTCAATCCAACTCCCACGGTTACAGCAGCGGACAACGCCAAAGACGCGATGATGGTGTCCCTCGGGGAGAAAGGGCGCCTTGACTTTGATCGGATGGCGGAGTTGACAGGCAAGCCCGCAGCGGAACTGCAAGCCGACCTCAAGGCGCAAGGCTTGGTGTTCGAGGACCCGTCTGGACACTGGGAGACGGCAGACCGCTATTTGTCGGGGAACGTGCGGAAGAAACTTGCGGCGGCCGAGGCTGCCGCCCAGGAAGATGACAAGTTCCGCCCGAACGTCGAAGCCCTACAGGCGGTAATTCCTGAGACGGTATCCCCGAGCAAGATTTTTATGAAACTCGGCTCGCCATGGATTCCCGATCATGTGATGAAGGACTTCGTTGGGCACATTCTTGGGCTGCAATCGGTGCGCGACGTGAAGCTCTATCACGACGACATCGGGGCAACGTATGACTTGACGGTGCCGTATGGGGTTGATCCGGTACTGAATCGAACCCGATGGGGGACCGCGCGTGCCTCGGCGGAATGGCTTTTGCAGCAAGGGCTAAACCTCAAGGCTCCGACCATCTACGATCCGCTGCCGGATAACAAGCGTGTCGTCAACCCGAAGGAAACCGCAGCGGCAGAGCAAAAGCTGAACGACCTGCACGCCGAACTGAAGCGGTGGGTGTTTGAGGATTCCCCGCACGGCGATGAAGTAAGCCATATCTTCAATGAGAAGCTGAACGCCAATGTGGATTGGCAGCCGGACGGCTCACACCTGACATTCCCGGGGATGAATCCGGAGATTCAGCTTCGTCCGTACCAGAAGAATGCGGTGTGGCGCGCCGTATCTGGTTCCACGAACACGCTTCTCGCGCATGAAGTTGGCCTTGGCAAGACCTACATCATGGGCGCGGTTGCTGCGGAATGGCGCCGGCTGGGACTAAAGAAAAAGCCACTGATTGTATTCCCGACGCATCTTGTCCCGCAGAACTCCGGTGACCTGATGCGGCTATACCCCGGCGCGAACTATCTCATTGCGGATGAAGATTCCTTCGACACGATGAACCGCAAGGAGTTTTTGAACCGCATCGTTACGGGCGACTGGGATGCGGTAATCATCGGTGACAGCCAATTCGGCAAGATGCCGCCCGGCCAAGCAATCGCAACAGAGACAACCCAAGCGATGCTTGACGAAGCCCGCGACAAGTATGAGGAAGCTAAGGATAACGGCGATCGAGAAACGGTCAAAGTGGTGGAAACCCAAATCGCCAACTTTGAGGCGCAGCTCGAGCGTTATCAAGCGCAAGAGAAGAAAGACGACGTTATTCCGTTCAACGAAACGGGCGTGGACGGCCTGATCGTGGACGAGGCGCACCGGCTGAAGAGCCTGCCATTCCCGACGAAGATGGGACGCGTCCGGGGCATCCCCCAAACGAAGTCGCAGCGGTCGCTAGATTCTTACATCAAGGCGCAGTACGTGACTCGCATCAACAACGGCAACGGGGTGGTGTTTGCGACCGGAACTCCTGTTACGAACACCATTGCCGAAGCATGGATCATGATGAAGTTCTTGGACGAGGACAACTTGCGGTCGCTCGGGATGCAGAACTTCGACGCATGGGCAGCCACGTTCGGCCAGTCCGAAACTAAAGCGGAGGGCTCACCGGAAGACCCATCAAAGCTGCGCATGATTACACGCTTCTCGAAGTTCGACAATCTGGCGCAGCTCGCGCAGATGTTTCGGCGCACAGCCGATGTGAAGTTTGCCGACGACAAGGGAATCGAACTGTCCCGGCCGGGCATGGTGGGCGGGAAGATGCAAGCACGGGAGACGGAACCGAGTCCCGCACTCCTGAACTTCATTGAATCACTGGTTTCTCGCGCAGCCTTAGTTCGTGGGAAGAAGCCCGGCAAGGGCGAAGACAACATGCTCGTCATTACGGGCGATGGCCGGAAGGCCGCGCTCGACATGCGCATGGTGGACGCGAGTGCTGAAGACGACCCCGACAGCAAACTCAACCAAGCCGCGCAGGATATAGCCAACCTCTACCACGACAGCCGGGACCGCAAAACCACGCAGCTTGTGGGAATGGACTTCCGCGAAGGCGAAGGCGGCTTCGATTCCTACGAGGATCTGCGCAAGAAGTTGATGGGCCTCGGCATCCCGAAAAACGAAATCGCGTTCATGCAGGACTACAAGACCGCTGCGAAGAAGCAAAAGCTGTTCGCCCAGGTGAACAAGGGCGACATCGCGGTGGTAATCGGGCACAGCGACACCCTCGGGGTGGGCGTGAACGTACAACGGAAACTCGGTGCAATCCACATCCTTGCGCCGCCGTACCGACCTGACCAAGTGGAGCAGGTGATCGGTCGTGGCATTCGGTGGGGCAACGAGAACAAAGAAGTGGTCGTCCGCAACCACGTCACGAAGCGCAGCTATGACGTCTACTTGTGGGATGTTCTGACCCGCAAAGCGGAGTTCATCAAGAGTTTGCTCAAGGGGGAAACGGACATCGGGGACATCGGCGACCTGTCCAAGACCTCGATGAACTATGCCGAGATGAAGGCGGCCGCCTCCGGCGACCAGCGTCTATTCCGAAAGATCGAACTTGAATCAACGCTGCATCGGTTGGAAATGGTTCACTCGGCCTACCGCGACCAGCAATTCGACAACCGCGCGAAGATTGCCCAACTGCCGGAGCGCATCGACACTACGAGGAAGCTACTCGACGCCACGCGCGCCGACCGAACGACCTGGGACGCGCGGCCTGAGAAGTTTCAGATGACGGTTGGGAAGAAGGTGTACTCCGATCGCAAGGAAGCGGGTGCCGCACTAAACTCCGCACTGCAGTCCACATACGATAAGGGGATGCGCCTCGGGGAATATGCTGGATTCCAGATTTACTCTGGGACGCCGGAAACAACCGGACGAACCGGTTACCTACGAGGAGCGCGGTCTTGGGACTTCAAAATGGGCCAGGGTGAGCCGAACGAGAAAGGCGACATCGAGGCAAGCCCAGCAGGAACCATCCAAAGCATTGAAACGATTGGGCGGAAAATCGTCAACGCCGAGCAAGACTTTCACGAGCGCATTCCGAGGCTGACCCAGGAACTCGAGGACCGCCGAGAGCAACTTCAGAAGCCATTCGACAAACAGAAGGAACTTGACAAGGCGCACGGCGAACTCGATAAGCTCAACACGGAGTTGGGCTTCAAGAACGCCATCGACCAGAATCAGGATGATGGGGACGACGGCCAAGACGAACCGCAGGAGTCGCCGGACGACCTCACACAGAGCTTTCTCGGCCTGCAGAACATCTACAACCGTATCTCGCAGGCAATCAGGCGTATGCGGGCGCGGAACGCAGCCGTTTCGGCAGGTGGCGGGGGTGCGGGGGTGCCCCCGCGCCGGCCGGAAGAGGGCTTGCCCATGGAACCGGAAGAACCACGGCGCGGTGCCGAACCCGGCGAAAAGGCCATCAATATCCGCTTGGACAAGCTGAATACCTCGGACGAGGTACTGGACCTGATCAGGAATGTGGCGAAGACCCACACCGCGCGCATCCAGGCGCAACGTCGTGGGCGCCTCTCGGACGCGCAATTGAAACAACGCATGGGCGAAGTGGGCCTTGACCCGGAGAAGCTCGCCAAACTGAAGAAGGGCACTGCCCTCAATGAGGCTGAGATGCAGGTGGCTATCGGCATCATGCTCGACAAGGGGGAGCAGGTACGCGAGGCTGCCCACCGAGCAGCAGAGGCAAACAGTACCGAGAATCTTTTGGAGTTGCAACGCCTTGAAAACGAGTATGTTGCCATCCAGGCGGCAGTGTCGGGAGCCAAGGCGGAGTCGGGGCGCGCGCTGCGCATACAGCGCATGGTTTCGGAAGCGTTCCGTTCTCAGAACAAAGGGAACTACGAGCGGGTGCTCGACGCGCTTGGCGGTCGGGGGCTGACTGAGAAGCAGCGTGAAAAGCTATTACAGATCCCCGAGGACGACAAGGTTGCGCTCGCGCGGTTCCTGCGCGACACAGCTAAGTTCACCACGCCGCAAAAGGTTGTAGCGTATTGGGTTAACAACATTCTATCGTCTCCGCGGACTATTCAGCGAAAGCTCTTGGGAGATGCGGCCATGGCTGCGTTGGCCGTTCCCGAGCGGTTCGTGAGGGGCGCACTAGACCCGGCCATCGCCAGGATGCAGGGCCGACCGCGAGAGTTCTTTGCGAGAGATGCGCTGGCGCAGACGCTTGCCTACCTGAAGTCGATCCCGGCAGGCGTCCGCGCCGGTTCGTTCATCGTGGCGAATGGTTTTGACCTACAAGATGCGACCGAACTGGACATGCCATTCCGGTACGAGCTGCCCGGCGGTTTGGCGATGAACTGGCCCACGCGCTTACTGGCCGGTGCGACGGCGATGTTCAAGACCATGCACTTCAAGTCTGCGCTCGCAGGCCTAGCGATGCGCACGGCAATCAAGGAAGGACTGAAAGGTGATGCCATTGGGGAACGCGCAACGGAACTCGTGAACGACCCGCTCCCCGGGATGATCAATCAGGCGTGGGATGAAGCGCGAACGCTGTCCCTAGTGGAGCAACCGGACAGGACACTGCGCAGCCTATTGAGTTTCCGCGAGAACTTCCTCAAGATTCCAGAGGACGTTCCCCTTGTCGGGGGCCTTGCGCCCATGCGCTTTGTGGTCCCGTTCGCTACGATCGGTTGGAACATTGCCAAGAATGCCTTCCGGTACTCTCCGGCAGGCGTGGCGCGCCTCGGTCGGAAAGAAGTCCGAGAGGGTCCCGAAGCCTCAAACGTGCTGGCACAGGCCCTTGTCGGTTCACTCATCATGGCAGCAATCGCCGCGTGGGCTGCCGACGGGAACATCACCGCTGGTGCGCCGAAGTCTGCGCAGGACCGCGATGCCTTCTTCCGTTCTGGGAAACAGCCGTACAGTCTCAAGATCGGTAATCATTGGGTGCGGTACACTGCCGGATGGGGACCGGTGGCACTCATGATTGCGGCTGTGGGTGGATGGTACGATTCGTTCAAGGATGGCGGCCAGCAACCCAATTCTGACAAGATTCAGGAAGTGGCTGCGGGACTCGGCAACGCCATCACCGACCAGACATTTTTCCGTGGTATCCAGAACCTCGACCAAGCGGTATCGGACCCGAAGCGATACGGCCAGCAGTTCCTCACCGAGATTGCCAGCGGCATGATTCCGTTCTCGGGCTTTGACCGCACATGGGCGGAAGCTTTGGACCCAGAGATTCGTGAGCCGCAGGGATTCGCTGAGCGCATTAAGTCGGGCCTGCCGATATTCAGTCGCGACGTACCGCCGAGGCTAGACGCGCTCGGGCGTCCGAGTATTCGCCGCGGCGGAACAGGAGGCGAGGCTTTCCTGCCAGCGCCGATTCCCGAAGACGTTCCCGAAAGTAACATCGACTCGGAACTCGCGCGTCTGCACGACCTCGGCCTTCGCAATCCAGGCTTCACCGGACGCTTCTTGACTGTCCAGAACACCAAGATTCCTATGAGCCGCCAAGAGCAGAACGAATACCTCGGGATGCGCGGAAACGTGCTGCGCGGAGTGCTTGACGAAATGTTCAAAAGCCCGGACTATCAAGCCCTGAACGATCAGGACAAAATCAGCGAGGTGCAGGAAGCCATCCGAGATGTGGACAACTTCGCGCGCGGGGAAATGATTTCGCGGCTTATCGAGAGAAGGCTTGGGCCGGAGCAGGGCCAGCAGCAACCCCAGGCTGGTACGCTGCCAATGGGAGCTCCCGTTGTGCAATAGCACGCCACCCAAAATGTTCCAGCTTGCAGGGCCTGCCGGTGCGGGCGCCGGAGCTACCGCCACGCCTGCCACTATTTACGCCTCTAATCCCAATCCTTCACTGACGAACGCGGGCGCAGCAAATCCGGCAGCGCCTGCGGGACCAGCGGCGCCGGCCACGCCGGGCCAAACGGCAATGAAACCGGGTACGCAAGTCAACCCCTTTCTGAGCGCTCTGCAAAATATTGGAACGGTCTAAACTTACCGTTGACGTTACGTACATGAGGGGCCACTATCACACTCGTGCCAACGTGGATCGGGCTGGTCATATATCTGCTTGGGGTGGTGTTCTCGGTCCTAATCAATTTCGTAGTTGAGAAGATCGAAGACTTGGGCGAAGAGGTCGATCTCGTCCGATTGACGATCCGAATCCCGAGATATTGCGCTTACGTCCCGAATCCACCAGTGCCCGGGCAGGCGCCCGTGGCCTACTTCACTCTCCGTGGTCGCGTTCATCGTGCTGTGCATCCAAGAAGGCTGAAATTTAACTTGCGGGAAGTGCGGGATTGGCTACTATGACGGCACATGGGCGACGAGGAACAGGAGCAGAGGTTCCACCAACTTGACAAGCAAGTGTCCGTCCTGCAACAGAGGGCGATGGATGCAGATAAGGCTGTCCTCGTTGCTCTCGGCGATCTTGGGCGTAGGCTCGACGAAATGAATCAGTTCCGGGCGCAGTTGAATCAAGAGCGGGCCGACTATGTTACCAAGGCAGTCTATGACTCTAAGCACGAAGAACTGATCAAGAAAGTGGACGCCTTGGTGATCGCCAAATCGAATCTTGACGGACGCATGTGGATGCTCGGATGGGTGATCATGGCGACCTCCGGGGCAATCACCATCGCAATCAATCTCGTTTTCAAATGGATGACAAAATGAATACTTGGCAAGCGTGGCTCAACTCGCTCGCAACCCGCGGTGGGGCGATTTTGATTCTGCTGCTGCTCGTGTTGCTCAATATCACCGTAACGGTGTACGTGGTCCATAAGGGATGGGATTCGTCAATGATGATCGGTAGCATGATCGCCGGCCTTGGCGCTTTTATGGGTGCGCTTCTGCTCGCCCTCAAGGGCAGCTCGGACCCGACACCGCCGCCGATGACATCGCAGGAAGTTACGACAGTCTCGAAGTCCACGATTCCTCCCGCTGAACCTCCGATTGGTGTTATTATCCCTCCGCTGAAATAAGGAGGCATCTATGTTGAGTGCGATTTTGATGCAGTTCAATCCAATCAGCGCGATGCTCGGATTTGTCGTTCTTTGCGTCTGTCTCGCCATCGTGATTATCCTGTGCCGATGGCTGCTTTCGCTCACAGGATGGGTGATTCCTCAACCTCTGCTGATTGTGCTGGGGCTGATCTTGTTTTTGGTGTTCTTAGCGTTCTTTCTAAGCTGGACGGGCATCTACTCGTTCGGTGGATACTCTTACCATCACTAGCCGATGGTGGAAGATTCTTCCCCAGGGAAAATCCAATGTCGAAGGAGAAGTTATGAATCGTCGCAGTTTCAACCGTAACGTCTTATTTCTGATCCTTGGGGCTTTTACCGCGCCGTTCGCGATGACGGGATGCAACGCCTTCGCGGACATTGCCGCCTGGATTCCGGTAGCCACCACGGCAATCCAAGGAATCCTCTCGCTCGTCACGCCGTTTATCAATCCGGCTGCGACGGCTGCTATCAATCTCGCGCTCGCGGCCCTTGCCAGCCTCGGCGGAGCAATCACCGAGTACAACAACGATACGAACGTCGCAGACAAGGCCACACTGCTTGCGAAGATCCGCACGTTCCTGTCCGACGTGGGCACCAACATCCAATCGTTCCTGAACGCCCTGAACATCGGCGGGAATCCCATCGTGACCGTGGTGCTCGGGCTTGCCCAGATACTCCTCGCAGCGATTGCGGGCTTCCTCGGGCAACTGCCGACGACTGCGGGTGCGAACACGAAGGTGCTATCCACGACCGTCACCGCTGGCGGCACCACGCTTCCGGTGGCGCCGAAGCTGTACAAGAATGTCAAAGACTTCAAACGCGACTTTAACGCTGTAGCAATCGCCAACTACCATCCTGAGATCGAGATTTACTAATGCCGCGCCAACAGAGATTTGGACGCAACCCCTCCCGCCCCGACCAGCTCAAACGCAGGCTGATGTTCAAGGACTACCTTGGCCTTGCGCTGCCGGCGCCACCGCCGCGAGTTGATTGGAGCCGCGGCTTCGCAATCAATTGGCAGATGTTTCTGAATGATACCCTTGGGTGTTGCACTGAGGCGAAGAAGGGCCATGCAGTCCAAATTTGGACTTTGGACAACGGGCGCATGGTCACAGTCCCCGACAGCGTGGTGCTCCAAGCCTACGAGACGGACGGCGGGTACATTCCCGGCGATCCCTCGACCGACCAGGGCGAGAGCATGATCGACAACCTCAACGACTGGCGGGCGAATGGCTTCGGCGGTGTGGAGCTGGACGCCTACACCGCCATCGATCCGACAAACTGGCTGCACGCGCAGCAGGCAATCTACCTGTTCGGTGGTCTGGATATGGGCTTCAACGTCCCACAAAGCGCCATGGACCAAAACGCGGCGGGACAGCCTTGGACCGTGGTGCCGAACGACGGAGGCATCGTTGGCGGCCACGACGTTTGGGTGCCCATGTACGACACGGCGAGCGAGATGCTTACCTGCATCACTTGGGGAATGCGCCAGGTAATGACGTGGGAGTTCTTCACCACCTATTGTGACGAAGCGTATGCCCTGCTCTCCCCCGCATGGGTTGCGCGCAAGGGGCTTTCTCCTGATTTGTTCAATCTTGGACAGCTTCAGGCCGACCTAACCGCTATCGTCAACTAAGGAGACGGAATTGTGGAACGCCAAAACATCGAAGACGTAATCAGGATTCTGTACGAAATCGAGAAGCGACTCGCGGATCGCCATGACAGATGCTGCAAGGAAATCACGGAGGCGATCCAGAAGTTGAGCGCCGCGGACCAAGCTGGATTTGGGACGCTGGCAACGGTGCTGGGAGTGATGGCCACAGCGCAAGCCCAAGGATTCGCGCAGTTGCTTGCGGCGATCCAAGCGCTTCAGCCGCCAGAAGAAGCGACTGCGCTATCGCTGGAATATTCACTGGGTTCGGCGCAGAAAAGGTTTCGGTAAAGCGATTCGTAGCTTCAAATCTAAAAAAAGAGGTGATTCATGGGAGCTCCAGTAAGCGCAACAGTAGGGCAGGTTTATGATCCGACCGTAGTCGAGTCAAATCCGACTACGCCGTCAATCCAGCCGATCGGGCCGCTCGTCTACACGAGCGACACCCCGGCGACCGTGACGGTGGACGCGAATACGGGTATCGCCACGGCAGTCGCGGCCGGAACGGCCAACGTGTCTGTGCTTGACCAAGGCAATGGCCTGACCGATACCGTAGTCTTCACTGTGAGTGCCGCGCCACCTCCGGTAGCGACCGCGCTCGATCTTGAATACGCGCTCGCGGCATCGGCCAAGCGCAAGAAGTAGCGTTTGCAAATCGAGGTCAATCGGACGAAAGACGCGCCCGAGACTTCAGAGTACAGGGCGACCACCACGGGAACTATTTCCTTGGATGGTCGCCCTGTCTCTTTTTGTTTGGAACCTACATCCTTGATGGTCCCCGCAGGAACCTACCCCGTCAAAATGCTTTGGAGCAACCGCTTCCAGCGGCCGACGCCGCACCTCGATGTGCCTGGGCGCACTGAGATCGAGATGCACGGGGGTAACCGGGCGACAGACTCGGACGGGTGCATCCTATGCGCCGACGAGAAGATCAGCGACTACGAGATTTACGAGTCGAAGCCTGCCACCGATATGATCGAGGAAGCCCTCAATCAAGCCGAAGCCAATGGTGAATTGAGCACCGTGGTAATCTCCGCCGTACAATCCTAAAAATAGTTTGCGAATTCCCTTGACATTTACTTTGACAAGGAATATTGTCCGCGCATTGGAGGTTCCTGATGCACAAATGCCGCGAATGTGGAAAGAAGCTTCCAGTGAGAAAGCCCGGGACGCGCGGCCCGCGAAAGAGATTTTGCAGCGAGCGTTGCGGGAACAGAAACTGGTGTAAGCGCAATCCCCGCGTCTGTCAGGAGGCGCAATGAACTCCTATTTTCGCAGCGCAGCATTCCGCAACGATCTGATGGGCGCGATTGGGGTGCTGTTCCTCATCGCGGCTGGGTGGCTCGCGGCTGTGGCGTTTACGCCGGGGGTGAAGCCGTGAAGCACCTACTGATGTGGGGCGTGATCTCGCTTGCGGGATCAGTAGTGCTTGCCATCGTCATCGGTGCGTTCATCCGAGTGGGAACGCGCTTCGACGAGGCCGAGGGGCAGTACGAATCCGGCGACCAACTTGACGGCTGGGACGACGGGAGCGGCGTGGAGCCCCACAAGCGATGAAGACAGATCTTATGGCGATTAACCTCGGCCTGCTGATGGTTTGTTTCATGTTGCTGATTGTAAGCAAGATGATCTCGAACCTGACGAAAATCGTTCTAGAAATCCGCGACAAGGAAAAGCAGCTATGATCACCGCACTCTGGCTATTTCTAATCTATCTCGGCGTCGTGAACATCGCGGCCCGATGGAACGAATCGGAGGAAGAATGACACCCCGGAAGAAGGCTGAAGCAGAAGTAACCGAGAAAGTCGTCACGGTGATACCCGAGAGTGCCGTCCAAGCCATCATTCCTGCCCCACAGGTGCCCTCTGCCGTGCTTGCGCAGCCGGGACAGCCTCTAAGCCCGGAAATGAGCCTTGACCTTGCTGAACGGCGTATCAAGCAGTTCAAGGGCATCGTAAAGCTCATTGCGTCCGAAACGGACCCACGCGACCTGTTTGTGTTCGCCAGCTACAAGACCAAGACCGAGGACGACCTGCTTAAACTAAAGGCGTACATGCCTTTAAGGGTCTGTCAGAACATTCTCGCTTGGGCCGGTGCGCTCTGGATGCCGGACAAGGAAATGATCGAGCGGCGCGACGAAGACGAACTTGGCCATTTCATCGAGTACGACCAGTGGGTAGACGTCTTGACCGCCGATGGGCGCGAAGTGCGCGTGATGGGCAGTTGCTCGACGCGGCACCCGTTCCACGGAGTAGCGTTCACGTTCTACGGGTGCCCATCCTGCCGGCAGGCTATGCCATACGGAACGCTGTGCGACCAGCACGGCAGGGTTAAGGCGCGCAAGCTCAACGCCTACCGCCCACTTTCAGACATCAACCGCGGAAATGTGCGCAAGCACGCCATCACGAACTCGTTCAACAAGGCCGTGGACGCCTTGGGGTTTACTCCCACCCTGCGCGACCTGAAGGACTCAGGTATGGACATTACCAAGATCCCGCGTGCCAACTTTGGCGGCAACCGAGACGAGGACGACTCGCCGGAGCCGCAATCGAAGCCCGCTACTCAGTCCAGCCAGCCGAAGCAGCCGCCTAACCCGACGCAACCTTCCCAGGCTGCCTCAAACGCTTCTCCGGCACCCCAGGCCCCGCCTTCGGCAGCCACAGGGTTGCCGAAGGCGGTCATCCCTCCGCAGAACTGGGGCCGGGTGGAAGCGTTCAAGCAGCTCAAGACTGCGAGTGGGTCGCCCTACGGCATCGTGTCAATGAACAAGGTGGACTTCTTCGTCTTCGACAATAAGACTTTGGAAGTGGGTGGAACCCGCCCGTACACCGTGTTCGAGCTTCTGGACCTCGCTGCGCGCTCGCACTGGGATTGCACCTTCACCGTCGAGGCGTACAAGGCCAAGAGCAGTGGGAAAGAAGGTTGGCGCATCGTGGGCGCATCGAAGATCGGACAGTACGAATGGCTTGAGGACGGGACGCCAATCATTCAGCGCGATCCGCCCGTACAGACCGCGATGCCCTATGAGGCCAAGGACGAAGACATTCCATTCTGAAAGGAGCACCATGAACAACCAAGAGTACGCCCAGTCGCTCCGAAAGGTTGCTGACTGGTTCGAGAAGCACCCGGAGGTGGCACCTCCCCACGACGCCAATGTAATTCACCTTTACAACGTCCACAGCCGCGCGGACATGGAAAGGGTAGCCCGCAACTTTGGCTCATGCGAGAAGGTGTACGACGACTACGGTAACTTCAGACTGCAAAAGAAGGTTGGCGACATCACCATTGAAGCCGTCGCTTCCCGTTCCGAGATTTGCAAAAAGAAGATCGTCGGCAGCCGGGTCGTTCCAGAGCAGGTTGTGCCAGCGCATGTTGAGGAAATCGTCGAATGGGAATGCTTCGACACTCCCCTGCTTGCTCCAAAGCAGGAATCCAAGCCTGCGTTGGTCCCAGTGGAGGACGACATTCCATTTTGATCTTGCTGTAGAGCAAGCGGGGGCTGCCGTGAACCGTGGCGAGAGTGCGAACTCGCAGGCGGTTTGCAGGCTGGGCCGGTAGCCCCCGAGAAGTCCAAATTTGGACTAAGGAGAAATGCTCAATGAAGACTGAAACCAAGACTCCGCAACTCACTCCGCAGGCCGTAGTGGAAGCCTACGAGAAGTACAAGGCCGGACGCCGCAGCGGTGGCACGCTTGCGATGTCAAATTGGCCGACGACCCTAGCCCACGATTGCCGAGCCTACGCAGTTTACATGCGCACCGTTCCGCCTGAGCAGCGCCGTCAGATCGGTGCCGACCTCGCCATGATCTTCTCCGAGGGTAACGACCAAGCGCGCATGGTGAAGCGCGACCTCGAAGACGCGGGCTTCATCGTCTCTGACCAAGAGTCCCAAATGGCATGGCCTGCCTACCAGATCAGCGGCCGCAAGGACCTGAAAATCTGGAAGGAAGGCTTCCGTGAGAAGATCAATGTCGAAGTGAAGTCGTGCTCACCATTCACCTTCGACAAGATCAACAAGCCGGAGGACATAGCCGAGGCGGAGCAAGACTGGCTGCGTAAGTGGTACAAGCAGCTCGCTCTGTACATGGTCCTGCAAGGCGTGGACCGCTACTGGCTTCTCTTGAAGTCCAAAACCAAGGGTAGTATCAAGATCCTCGAATTCACGATGGATGACAAGATTTACCAGACCGCCGAAGCCATGATCCAGAAAGCGGAGTGGGTCAACAACCTCATCCAGATACGCCAGATGCCAAAGGAGTCCGACAAGATTGCCGATGCCGACTATTGCAGCGAGTGCGAGTTTTACGATGTGTGCCTCCCTGATCTGTCCTTCGGGCCAGGCGCCGTAATCTTCGACGAGGAATCGGTGGGCGACCTTGCGGCGCAGCTCGAGCGGCGCGCGGAACTGGAACCTGCCTTCCGCGAGTATAAGGCGCTCGACGATGATCTGAAATCGGAGATGAAGTCGCACGCTTCCGAAGGCCAGGAGAAGCTGGTCGTGGGTGACTGGATTGTGTCGATCAAGGACGTACCGAAGAAGGCGTACTCCGTGCCAGCGCACACCGAGCGGCACGTCAAGTTCTTCAAGCCCTGAGAGTAGCCAGAAGGGGGGGGCACATGACATTCGAGGAGTGGTTCGACGGGCTTAACGGAACAAACACTGAATTGAACGAATCGGAACGCTGGATTGCCGAAATTGGCTGGAGCGCAGCCCAAGCCGACTGCGAGGAGCGCATCCAGCTCGAACGGGCAGCGGCGCTGCGGCTGGCGGCTGATGCTACCTATACGCGCGGGGAGCACGCAACGTGGAAAAGCGGCGAAGCCTGCCATCGCGCCATTCTCACCCTCATCCCCGACGCCGACGCCTCCGCGCTCGACCAGCACGACGCTTCGATCTGGCTTGTCGCTGCCAACATCGCATCGGAAATGAAAGCCGAGGATGTGGCGCAGAAGCTCCGATCTATGACGCTGTGGGACGCGAAGCAGGCGCTCGACAAGCTGCTGGCCGAAGAGGCGGAGTGGTGGGCGGCGCGATTCAATAGCGGTAACGGATTATGTAAGAAAGAAGTGAGATGTTCGGAATGCAAAGAACCAAGAGAACGCCTTGATGCCCTTCGCGCAGCCGGAAAGGGAAAGACATGATCCTGACGAACGAAGAGATAGACATGATTCGCCGTCACACCGATGGATTTACTGTGGAGCACCGCATTGAATGGCTTCTTGACACGCTGGCCGAAAAAGAGAAGCGGATTCGGGTGCAGGATCAGATCATCCAACAGCAAAATGCGGAGCGGGCCAAGATCTTTGCCGAAGCGAAACGGAATGACGAGCAGCAGGGAGAGCGGATTCGGGTGCTCGAAGCGCAAGTTGCGACATTCCAAGTTGAATCTTTGAAGGATGCTCAACGAATTGCCGTCATATCGGCCCGCATCGACCGGACGACGGGGCTGGCGGAGGCGATGCCGCATGAGTTTTGCGTGACGTGTGGGCGCGATTTGTCAAATCCAAGCGGCTTAGGCTGCTGCAATTTCAGACCGAAATGCAGAAAGTGCGAACTCCTGGCCGCCATCGGAGATGAGAAGGGGCAGAAATGAGCGGAAACGAACTGATAGACATGATTGTTAAGCAGTGCGAGCGGGAAAAGATTCCACCGACGGATACTGCCATCGTGAATAAACTGCGGGCAATGCTGGATTTAGGAGCGGAAGCCGACAAAGAATGGGCACGAAAGCAACTCGAGAGGGGAGAAGCGAGCGATGACCCGCGTGCAACGTGAAACGCTGATTCGCATGGAAAAGAGTCAGTATGGCGATCTTCACTTTGGGGGCCGCACATTGCTGACTGCGTGGGCGCTCGTCAGTCAGGGCTATATTTCAGGTGGCTTTAATGGGTGGTACTCGATCACTCAGCGCGGACGTAACTACATCCGGTTCCAGATGCGTAGGCGGGACGCGAAGGGAGAAGCGAGTGATGAGTTTCAGAACGGTGGTTGAGTTGAATCATGACTACTGCCCGAGGGAAGAGGAGATGCTTGCTTGGGCAGAAAAAATAGTGAATTACCTGCGATCTGGCGATCCCGGGCTACTTCCTGTCGGA